TGTTTGCATCGTTGATTGCTGAAATTCTCTGGTCTCCACTGCCACCGGTTGTAAAATGAATGTTTTCATTTGTGCCATTGTTAACATGCAGCTTTGCCAGGGGCGCAGTAGTGCCAATCCCTACACGCTGTGACGAGTTAATCGTCATGGCGTGAGTGCCGTTAGTGGAGAACCTCAGCGGATAGGCGCCTGCTGAGTAGATAAGGCGAGCGTAGTTTCCTTGAGAGAAGTTGCTTCCAGTGCTATTATCGGCGCCGATATAAAATGCGTTGGACGAGTTATCTACGATCTGAAATAACGAAAGATCAGAAGAAGAGGACTGCTTAATCTGAATCCGTGGGTTTGTGCCGCGAACGTCTAATGCGTAGTCAACGGTAGAAGTCCCCAGACCTAAACGGCCACTGGTATCAAGAATCATCCGTTGAGACGAGTTGACACCAAAACCCAATCCCCCACCAGATGCCTGGAATAAACAAGCATTACTGGTCTCAGTGCCGTCGCCAGAACCGAATAAACGCAACGCACCACTTACTTGAAGTTTTGCAGTGCCAGCAATGGTTCCATTGATTCCAATATTTCCACTGGAATCAATCAGCAATCTCTGAGAGGCACCAGTCGAGATGGCTACGTTATTTGCGGAAGGTAGATAAACCCCATTCGTCGGCACGCTGCTGCCACTCGGGATCAATGCTGCAGCAGTTGCCGTGCCAGTGGTGGTGACGTTCTGGCTGCCGAAGTCCGGGCTGATCTTGGTGCCGGCAATGGCGGCACTGGCGCTCACGTCGGCGTTGACGATGGTGCCGTCGGCGAGCATTGCGCTGGTGACGGTGCCGGTGTCGCCGGTCGTCACCACCGTGCCACTCACGTTCGGCAGCGTGATCGTGCGATCTGCAGTCGGATCCGCCGCGGTGAGGATCGTCTCAAAAGCGTCGTCAGTTGCGCCCTCGAAGATGATCGTGGCGCCGGGTCCGAACTCAAGGTTCCCGGTCATCCGGTCGCCGGTGACGTTCACGAACTCGCCGGCCTCGCTGCGCCATGCCGTGCCATCCCAGATCTTGAAGACGTAGGTGCTGCTGCTGGTGTCCAGCCACTGCTCGCCAACGGTGTTGCCCGACTGGCCGCCACTGGCCGGGCTGGCGTTCGGTGCCGTTGTGCCGACATGCACCGGTCCCACCTTGACCAGCGCGCCACTGCTGTCCTTAAGGAACAGGCCAGGGCTGGCGCTGTTGGTGTTCATGGCCAGCTGGCCATCGCTCATCGCGGCCGGCGTGGGGCGCTTGTTCGCAGTGCTCGAGCGCAGGTGCTGCAGTGCCATTCCTTAACGCCTCCTTGAGGCCGGAAGTTACCTGTTCAGGCTAACGGCGGTGATCAGTAGGTCCCATCATCGAGATCGCTGGTGAGCGCCACGGTGCCGGTGCTGTTTGGCAGCGTGATCGTGCGATCTGCGGTGGGGTCAGCAACAGTGAGCGTCGTTTCGTAGGTGTCAGCGGTGGAGCCCTCGAAGACGATTGCGGCGCTGGAGCTGATCTCCAAGTTTCCGGTCATCGTGCCGCCGCCGGTCACGAGAGCGTCGTAGGCCGCCCACTCGAGGCCGGTGGCTGTTGAGCTGTTGGCCTTCAGTACATAGCCGGTGGTGCCTGCTGTCAGCTTGGCCAGCGTGTTGGTGCCAGAGCCGGCGATCAGGTCGCCCTTGGCGTAGGTGGTGATGCCGGTGCCGCCGACCGTGGGTGCCAGCGTGCCGCTGGTGATGTTGGTGGCGTTGCGGCACTCGCTGCTCACCTCCTCGATCGCGGCCTGCACGTTGGTGCTGGCGATCTGTCCGGCGGGAGTAAAGGAGACCTGCGTGGCCACCTGCGCGACGTACGCGTCGGATGACTCAATCCGCACCCATGCGTTTCCCGTGGAGAGGATCAGGTCAGGCGGCAGCAGTGCCACAGCAGGCGCCGGGCTGGTGCCAGTGCCGGCGTTGCTGACAATGACGAAGTAGTTCTGGTTGTTAGCGCTGGCGGCGGGCAGCGGGTTGCCAACGCTCAGGCCAAGCGCCGACCCGTCCGGTGTGACCGAGGCAATCTGGTTGGTGTTGGCGTCATAGGTGCCGCCGAAGATCACCGTACCGGCGGTGATGCCCACCGGCTGCCAGACGTTGCCGTCCCACATGTAGACGGTGCGCTCCAGCGGGTTCAGGAAGAACTGCCCGATGAAGTCGGCTGTCGGGAATGATGAGCCGATCTGCGCGGTGGAGTAGTTGGCCATCTTGGCCGCGGTCACCGCATCGTCAGCCAGCAGCGCTGTCGCGAAGGTCCCGGAGGTGATCTTGCTGGTGTCGAGGGACGGAATGTCCGAAGCGGAGAGCGTTGTGCCGGCGGTGATGTGCCCCTGCGCGTCAACCGTCAGCTTCGTGTAGGTGCCGGCGGTGGTGGTGTTGCTGTGATTGAGCGTGCCGCTGCTGACCGACAGGCCGGTGCCGGGCTGGATGATGCCCTTGGTGCCGCCGGTGGCATCGGGCAGGTCAGATGGCACCAGCGCGCGGAAGGTTGGCGCAGCGTCAGGTCCGGTGGTCGGCCCCGCAAGAATGCGGTTGGCCGACTGCAGATCCATCGAGGTGGTGATGGTCGCGCTGTAGGCGTCGGGGTAAGTGACGGTGAACGACAGCGGGCTGGTATCGCTGAAGCTGATAGTGCTCAGCGATGCCTGCCGCAGCCAAGTGCTGCCGTCCCAGGTGTACTCAATCGCGGTGGTTGTATTGATCCACTGCTGACCGATGAAGGCGCCGGAGCCGGATGGGGTTGTTGCCGCGACGATGGCGGCCGAACTGTCCGCCAGCTTGGCGGCTGTGATCGCGTCATCGGCCACCTTGCCGGTGGTGACGGCCAGCGCCCCGAGCTTGGCCTCAACAACAGCACCGCTAGCAATCGTTGCCGCAAAGGAACCGGTTCCCGAGCCCGTCACGTCACCCGTCAGGGTGATTGTTTGGTCGCCGGTGTTCGTGCCGGAGCTGGTGCCACTGTGGGTGCCGGAAAAGGTGCCGGATTGCGTGGCGAGGGAGCCGAGGCCGAGGGTGGCGCGTTGGGCGGCAGCGTCGGCGTCGTCAAGTAGTGCGCGACCCGCCGTGGTGAGTGATGCGGTGGCGTAGGTGTCCGCCGCCGTTGTGTAGATGAGTTGGTCGGCGCTGGTTGTTAGGTTTGCAATTGACTGCAACCCAGCGTCGTAAGCCTGCACATCCGTACCGATGGCAACACCGAGATTGGTGCGGGCCCCACTCGCCGTGCTGGCGCCCGTACCACCGTCCGCAAGAGCGAGATCGGTGATGCCAGAAATTGTTCCGCCGTTGATCGTGGCGGAGGTGATGGTGGCGGATCCAAGCGTTGCTGTTCCACCGGTGATCGTGACTGAGCTCGAGTTTTGGGTCGCGAGAGAACCCAGTCCGAGGGTTGTTCGTTGAGCGGACGCGTCGGCGTCGTCGATCAGAGCGCGGCCAGCAGCACTCAGATAGGTGACGGCGTAGGTGTTGGCGCCGGTGGTGTAAATCGTTTGGTCGGCGGCTGTCGTTAGTCCGGCGATGGACTGCAGCGAGGGGTTGTACGCCTGGACGTTGGTGCCAATCGCGAGGCCGAGGTTGACGCGGGCGTTTGCTGCGGTGCTGGCGCCAGTGCCGCCGTCTGCGACGGCCAGATCCGTGATGCCTGTGATCGTGCCACCGGTAATCGTGCCGCCGGTGATCGCAACAGCGCTGGCTGACTGGGTTGCGATGGTGCCCAGACCGAGTGTGGTTCGCTGCGCGGAGGCGTCGACGTCATCGAGGAGAGCTCGGCCGGCTGCTGTGCAGGGGATCTCTTCCGCGTTGCCCGCACCCGCGCTGCTGCGACCCAACAGTCGGTCGGTGGCGCTGACGTTCTGGAGCTTCGCGTAGGTAACGGCGTCGTCAGCTAACGCTATCGTTCCGAGTTTGGTGGTGCTGCTTTGATCGAGCTTGTCGAGATCAATCGAGGCCAGGTCGATCAGATCGAGGCCGGCGTCAACTAAGTCCTTTGCGGTTACCTTTTTGGTCTGGCTTGCAGAGACGTCGGCAATGGGAAGGACGTCACTGGCTGCCACCGCAGCCTTGGGCAGCGCCGTGAGCTGAGTTATGCGTTGGTCAGCCAAGGCTGTGCCCCCTAATGACCGCTGTTACAGACCAGTTTAATCGTCGGTCTCTTGTAGCAGGAAGTCGACGGACTGCTGCAATTCAATGCGATCGTCGTCTTCCTTAAGTACATAGCCTGTGGGTTCACCAATAAGAAGCTTCATCTCGCCGGTTGAGACAAAGTCGATCGTGCAGGCGATGGCTCCTTGGCTGTCGACAGTGACGCCAGCACGCGTGACGACGGCTGAGATCTCGTAAAAAACAGACGTAAGGCTGCTGTCCAGCTCGCGGTCGACGAGGTAGAGGGCTAGATCAAACTCGCTGCCAATGTCGATCCGCTGGATTAACTGCAGCATTAGCAACGGTGTTTCCTTTACACCCGTCGACGAGTAGTCAAACAGGCACTCGATGCTGCCAGAACCACTAATGACACCGGCGGCATACTGGCGCTGAAACTTGTCGCTCAACGAGGTGACATCGAGGGTTTCGCGATCTGTATTCAGCTGGTAGTTCGTGACATTACCTAAGACGTTGTAGCGTGTGTCACGGACTGTACAAGTAATTGGTATTTCACTGCCTGTGAACGCGTGCAAGGGAATCTCATTTGCACGCACGTTGTTGACCGCATTCTCTAAGCTCGTAAAGAAGCGCAGGCCGCCGACGGCGTTGACGTTGACGTAGGCCGAGATAGACGGTTCCACCACTCCGCTGTCCCAGGCTGCAGCCGGAAAGCAAACCAAACCTCTAGGGTCGTCTGTAGCGAGTTCGATGCGATCGCCGGTCAGAAGGTTGTCGGCAGACTTGTCGAAGCTGAGGCGGTTCAGCGTGGTTGTGACATCCTCGGGTTTGATGACATCCTCGAGCGTGCCGATACTGAAGTCGCCTCCTCGGCGAAGACGGACGTTGCCGGTGTTACCGAGGAAGACGGCCATTAGGCGGTGATGACTTCGCTGAAGTCACCGTGCATGGTGAACTGGATCGGCACTACACTCAACTCGCCGGTGCTCGAGCTCACCTGGGCAGAGGTGATAAATGCGCTGAACTTAATGTCGTCTTTGGCATCTCCTCCGACGTTGAGCTCGAGGAAGACAAGGTCGGAGTCGGTTGCTGCGCCGGTCTTGTAGATCTTGCTAAGAAGGCTGGTGAACTGGGTGAACGATGCGCTTTCGCCACCTTCGAGGCGGTAGTAGATAAGAGTGGCGCTGCCGGTGGCACCTTTAATGCCGGGAGTGTATGTATTAACGGTGCTGTCGATCGCGTTGGTATTCAGAAGCTCGACGGTTGTTTCAAGCGACCAATCGCGGATTTTGGCCACGGGCTTGCCGTCGTAGACGAGGGATCCGGTACGGCCTGTAAAAAAGCCCATGACGCGTAGGCGTTTAAGGGCATTCTAGCGAATTGTGAAAAGTCCATCGCTAAAGTCAGCGATTAGGCTCTGGCCGCTGGTGTCGCAGGGGTGCTCAGTTGCGCGCACGGTGATTTCACCTTCTTCGTCCATTTGCACCTCGACGACGCGGAAGACCCGCTTGGACCGGGCCGCGGTGCCGAGTACAAACAACCAGCCTGCGTAACTAGCTAGCTCAGATGCTGTGTTGTTGGTGATCGAGGTGGTTGTGGTGACGACGGCAGAACCGCTGCGGTACAGCAGAACGTTGTAGGTGCCGTTGGGAATGCCGTCGACAAGGGGGACGTTGAGCGCACCGGCGTCTTCGACCTGGCCGCTGTAGATGCCCTGCCACTCTTGGAGGCCAAGGTCCACGTAGATGTAGGCGCCGGGGGAGAGGGGGGTGTCAGTTGGGAAGGTGCTGAACTCGATGGTGCGGCGGACGTGCCGGCGCTGCTGGCAGAGCAGCTTTCCGTAAAGGATTGCTTGGCTGCGGTTGGTGACGTACTGCGAGATATCGAAGGTCTGGCGGATGGCGGTGGCATCAGCCACACCCGCGAGGCGGACGTCGACGCTGGCGTTGCGGGGAAAGACGCCGTCGATCTCGGTGTCGCGGTATATGACGGTGGCGATCAGATCCTGGGCGCCGCTGCCGTAGTCGATGAACTCTTCTTTGTAGGAACCCTCGAGGATGTTGCCAGTGTTGAAGAGGGCGCTGACGGGGACGGTGCGGGTAATGTTGCCGGCGTTGTCGCAGGGCACGGCGGGGACGAGGGTTTCTTTACCGCCGATGCGGCCGAGCTCGAGGAGGCTGTAGGGGGCGACCTCAGCCCAGAATTGGCGCCAGGAGGAGGGGTCGGCGATGACGCCGTCGAAGAAGAGGGCGTTGGCCTGGCAGAAGCGCTTGGCTTTGGCGAGGGCGAGGAGGTCGATGCCACCGACCTTGGCGTATTGGCCGATGCCGTCAACAGTGTCGAGGATCGTGTCGAGGAATATGTCAGGGGCGTAGCTGCTGCTGCCGTCTGGTGTTGATGGATAGGTGCCGTCATCGCGTAGACGCCGGAGCTTCTTGCCCTCGAGGGTGAACACGGAGAGGGAGCGCAGATCCTGGATGCCCTGGCCGCTGTAAGCGTTGAAGCCGAGGAGGGCTAGACCGCTGTAGAGGTTGGGGTAGGTGCTGAAGGGCTCGGTGCGTTGCTCGGTGACGGCGGTGATGGTGAACTCGGGCCCGCCCTCGAAGCTGAAACTGGTCTGCGTGTCCGAGCGCATCGAGAATAGGCCCCACTCATCAACCTCGTAAGGGTTGACGTTGACTGGTGGCTTTAGTCCTTGGCGGGCGCGGATGCTCCCAAGGAAGGTGAATTGGCCGCCGGCTGGTCCGGCGATGGTTTGGACGTCACCGCTGTTCTCGATGTAAGCGAAGTCTGCGAAGCCGTGTTGGGTCATCTCGGCAGCAGGCTCAGCGATCGGATCAAAGCGGAACTGCCACTTGCCGAGGTTGTCGTCAGCGATGAACTTCAGTGACATGAAATTGTCCACGTCGGCACCACGGCGCACAGCGAAGATGTAGGGCAGCCGGCTCCACTCCTGCCCTGTGCGGCGGTAGCGCAGCCAGAAGAAGGCCGCGCGCACCTTGGTGCCGTTATCGCTGTCCCGGAAGCGAGCGACCTTCTCCTCGCCGTATTTAGGTGCGCGGCCTTGGATGCGCTTGAAGACCCTCGCCTTAAGCGCGAAGTCAACCACGAGGCACTCGGTGATGGTCTCGTAGCCAGCTTCCTCCATCTTTACCAAGCACTTGGTGTTGAAGAAGTCGTTCCAGCTGTTGGGGTTTTCGAGGTAGCGTTCTAGCTGGTCGATACGATTCTGCTTGCTGGTGATCGAGGCTCTCAAATCGTTGTCTCGATTGGCCATTGCGGCCAGATCAAGATTGTTCGCCTTTGAAGTTAGGTCGGCAATCTCATTGCTAAGTTCGCGCTCACGATTATTTAGCCATTTCTTTTCTTCTTTTAGTGTTTTATTGCGCCCTGGAATAACGCCATCGGCTAGCCCGTACTGCTCAAATGCCTTACTCAGCTTGGATTGTGCTCGTTTTATTGCGCCATTGACTTGAGCCAGTCGCTCGCGCCATCTGCGGATTTGATCGCGGTCCCGCCTGTCTCTTACTTTATCAAGTTCGTCCTCAATAGCGTCGCGCAATTGCTTACGTTCTTCACGCAAAGCATCGACGCGCGCAGCAAACTCTTTAACCCGATCGTCCACCTCAAGTCCATTACGCAAAAGCTCGTCTAATTCAGCGACTGTCCATTTGCGATCGGCTAAATCTTCAACCGTATCCTTGAGATCACGAATCTCCCTAAGCTTGTCCTCTAGGCTTCTGCCAATTCCAGGCAGCAGGATCGGCTCATTGCGTAGCAGCTGATCGTTAAGCGCCTTAACTTCACCTTGCAGCTGGATGATCTCGCGCTGTGCTTCGCGGCCGTTCTTCTTGAAGTCGGTGGTGTTGTAGTCCTCAGCCGGGCAGACGCCAGCCTCAATGCACTCCATCGCGACGCGCATGGCGCCGTCTTCTAGCTCCACGTTTTTGATCGGTGCTGCCACGCGGAACTTGGCGCTGCCGAGCTTGTAGGTGCTGGCCGCGTCGATGTAGCTCGAGAGCGTGCGGCGCAGCTCCTTGGCTGCGCGTGCGGTGTCGCTGCCACCTGAGCTGATCTGCCGGAAGATCAGCGTCATGCGCTGGCCGACCGGGACCACGGGACGCGCGTCGTTCAACACGTTGAGCGGCCAGTATTCGCTCAATCCATCAATCTCCACGCCGAGCGGCGCGTCCTTCTCCTCGCCGTCCTCATCGCGGTCGATGTAGTCCACGTTGATTGGGATCGGCGCGTAGACGCCGAACCGCGTCATGGTGCTGGGCGAAAAGGCTTGACTGAAGCCGTCCGCGTGCTGGTCGCCGACGAGTGTTGGGCGATAGACAAAGGCACTATCGGCTTCGCCGATACGGGTTCGATCGGTGGTGTCGCCGCGGATTAGGTCGGAGAACTGCAGGGGACGATCGGCTCCGAGATAGATCCAAGTTTTACCGGCGGCTAGCTGGCGAATTGGCGTTTGACCGAATGCGATGCGAGCGGGTGCGATGCGTCCAATCTGTGATGCACCCAGCACCAGCAGCGTTTGCATGAACTGGCTTGAACCCTCGCTGTGAACAGCCGACCAGATCAGCGATGTGGCGACGCGAACACCACCAGTTGGGTTGTCGTTGGTGTTGCAGTAGACGAGGTTGATTGGATCGCCGTATTTAGCGAGCTCCTGCGTATTGTTGAAGCCAAAGCGGGGGGCGAATACAGCCTCTCGACGGGTGCGCTGGTTTTTCTGTGACGGGGCTTCGGGCTTGGGGGCAAGGAGGGCTGCGCCGACTTGTGTCAGGGTCCCTACGACGGTGAAGATGAGCGCGACGAGGCCAAAGTCAGCCTGTGGGGTGAGGAGTTTGTCCTCGGGGAGTCGGGAATGGTCGAACTGTGCTTGGCAGAACTCAAGGTAGTCGTCCGCGCTGATTCCTAGAGCCTCAATGAGCTGGTGCTCGTAGGGAAGCAGACGGCGGCTCATTTGTTTAGGCGGAAGTAGTGGCCGATCGTTGCGGGGACCGGGGCGATAACAACGCCGGCTGTTTCGTTGATGAACAGCACCTGACCGTCCTCCATAACTGTACCCATTGCACCCCCACTCGGTCCCGGTAAAAGAACTACGGCGTGGGGTTGTGGCTCCTTAAGGCGCGTTCCGTTTTCCAGGAGCCAGCGGACCATCAAGACGCGAGGGAAGGTTTCGTCGGTGAACGTGTCGAAGACCCAGGCAAAGTCGGGGGCGTAGTCGTGGTAACCGAGGCGGTGGTGGACTTCGGCGGCGAGGAGGCAGCAATCAACCGTGCCGGAGCCGTCGCCGGGCTTGGCGGCCCAGGCGCGCTTAAGTCCGATGAGGTCGTTGAACATCAGCGGAGGTACAGCTCGCTGTTGAGGGGCAGCGGACCGACGTTGTCGCGAGTGAGCGTGCGAGAGGGGAATTGACTGCCGACGCTGTCGATAGCGGAGCGGAAGCGCAGCTCGAGGGTGGAGTCGCTGTAGCTGGCGCCGATGCCGATGTAGTAATCGGTCAGCGTGGTGACGATCTGCTCGCTTGTGTTGAGCCAGGCGGTGGTGAGGGTGAGTTCGCTGAGACGGTTGCCGTTGGCTTCCTCGACGAGGCGGATGGCCACCTCGATGTTGGGAAACAGGACGCGGAGGGTTTCGTTGTCGCCGTTAAGGGAGGCGAGGGCACCATCGGCGCGGAAGGGGGCGAAGGTGTAGGACTCGCTGAGGTAGGAGCTGGACTGGCCGACGAAGTAGTTCTGGTAGCGGTAGGTCTGGCCGCCGGAGGCTGTCAGCTTGAAATACTGCGCGATGCGGATGTTGGTCATCAGTAATCGAGCTCACCGGTGAGGGTGATCGTCACGCTGCTGAGGCCGGGATGGACTGATTTGACCTCGGGGGGTTTGCTGTACTCCCACTTGATTTGGGTGGGGGACTGGATCTTGGCCGTCAGCGAGCTGGACATGCCGGCGAAGAGTTCCGAGGGGAGGGTGAAGCGGTCTAGGCCGCCGTAGGTGCTGTCGTAGTGGGTGAGGAGTTGGGTGGTGACCGCGTCGGTGATGTTGTTGAAGGCGAGTTGGATCTCGTAGCCGTAGGCGCGGTTGCCGAAGGAGCGCTTGACAGTGGCGCCGGAGAGGGCGCGGTAGGTCTTAGTTGGGTATTGGCCGACGCTGAAGCTGCGTTCGGAGGGCTTGATGCCGGGGAATTGGGCGGCCATTAGCGGAGTCCGACGCGGTTACGAGTGCGGGGGCTTTGTTGCAGCTTATCGAGGGTCATTGACATGCCTCGTTTAGCTCCGTCGCTGGCCGCTTGACGGCGGGTGGCTGCCATTGCGGCCTCGAGTTGGTCGCGGCTGACGTATTCAACCCCTCCGATGTTGGTGGTCTGGAAGCTCATGTTGAGGACCGTTGTGTTTGTCGATGCACCGGGAGCGGAACCCATCGCGTCTCGTAGTCCGGTGGCGTCAACGCCGAGGCGTCCGTTTGAACCACGACGCAGAGGCATGATCGCCTCGGGCCCGGCCTCACCCATCACGCCTGTTTCGACGTTTCCGCCATCTTTGAACCTAAACATCGTTGGTGAGGTCACTAAACCGCCGTTGGCAAAGTGGGTTGAGTAACCGTCGCTGTACGCTCCCTTGGCCGCCATTGGAAAACCCCCCAAAAGCGGACCGGATGGTCCGATGTTGATTTGAGGCGCTGTGCCTCCAGCCGATGAACCGGCAGAGCCTAAGCCTGCAAACAACTTTGCGATTCCGATCGCAACATACGTAGCGATCATCTGTGAAGCGGCTTGCGACAGGGTCTGACCAACAGACTGCAAGAAGTCGGCAAATATCTGTTTTGCTGATCTGGTGCCGACAACCATGTCGGCAATTCCTTTAGTAAGCGAATCGCCAATCGCGTCTCCTACGCCCTTCCATACCGACTGGAGCTCGGTTGCAAGACGAATCTGACTCTTTAGGGCGTCTACTGCTTGGGCCTGCTGCACTAACTCCTGGGCGTACTCGCTTTCCAGACTGATTCCCTCCCGCAGGAGCCTATTGCGCACTTCCTGTACGCTTGTCAGCTCGCCATACGGTGTAGATATCGCCTCGAGTTCGGCTTGTAGCTCGCTATAGGTATCGCGTAAATTCTTGCTTATCTCGTTGCTGATGGATAGCTCTTGGTTCTGCTGATACAGGAATGGGATTTCGTTGGCGTAGGTCTGCAGCAGGTCTTGAATATCTTTGCGACCTGCAGGGATTTTTGCCTTGAGCTCGTCTAGTTGCGTGAGGAGCTGATCGAGCTCGAGTCCTTTGCTGAGAGCGCCGACTGACGCGTTCATCGGAGCAGTCGACAGCTCACCCCACAAAAGCTGGGCGTCGCTGACTGCGGTCTCGAGGGGTTTGGTTAAGCCCGCCTCGAGGCGCTGCGCTAAGGCGGCCCAATCGCCGGCTTGCGCAAGATCGAGTAAACCCTGACGGGCGGCGAGGATGTTGTTGATGAGCTCGACGGCTTTTGCGTTGGCCGTAGTGATGCCGCTGGTGTCAGCGCCACCGGAGCCAATGCCGGCGCCGTTGAACTTAAGTGCAGTAGGAGGTTTGTAGTTGGCGAGTTTAGTAATCTCGCCCTTGACAGCGTCGTATGTTTGCTTCGCGGCTATTCGGAGTTCCTCCGGGGCGCTTAAATCTCTGGTAGCTACGGCTAGCTCGTCAGCAAGAATCTCTAGTTTTATCCGCGCTATCTGCTTTTCTAGCTCGAAGCGGCGGGTGTCTTGGTCCTGGTTCTGGCGGAGAACGTTGCGCTGGATTGAGGCGACCTGCTTGGCGCTGTCCTGGTTCATTCGGGCCACTTGGGTGGCGACCTGGATCTTGAAGCGCTCGGTTTCGATGTCGAGGCGTTGGACCTCGAGGGCGGCGTCGCGCTTGATCTTGGCGGCGTCGTTGGCGGTTTGGAGTTCGGCTTCGAGGTAGTCGGCGACGGCGTTGGCGGCGCCGCTGACTTGGTCGTTGGTGAAGCCGTTGCGGAGGCCGAGGTTGCTGTTCTTGAGGGACTGGAGGCGGATTTGGGCCTGGACGTCGAGGAGTTCGTTCTCGCGCTGGATGTTGGCCAGGCGGATGTCCTGGACGCGCTGTTCGATGGAGAGGCGGAGGTCGCCGAGGGCACGCTCTTGTTGTTGGAGGAGGTCGGCGCGCTGGAGGTCGAGGTCTTCCTGGGCGCGGGCGCGCTCGCGGACCTGCTGCACCAGCCCGCGGGACAGGTCGATGGCCTCCATCTGTTTGCCGAGGGTCGTGAGCAGTTGTTCGCGGACCTGCTCGGGCGTGAGTTTGACCTCGACGCCGACCTGCAGCGGGCCGTAGCGGTCGAGGATCGCCTGCAGCTTCTCGGGGTCGAGGCTCGAGAGGTAGTTGATGGAGGCTGTGGGGCTGCGGGAGTTGGTGCCGCGAACCCCGAAGCGGTTGGCGACGACCTGCTCGATGGCGCGGCTGACGTCGCGATCGAAGTTGGCCTGGTTGGGGCCGGAGAGATTGCCGCGGACAGATGTGCCGCTGCCGCGCTGGGCGTTGCGGCTTGCGAGGTCGGCGATGTTTTGGACGAAGCCCTTGAGGGGGCCGGCGAGGGCGGCCTGGATTTGGGCGGTCAGCGCCGCGAGGGAGCGGTTGAACTCGTCGGAGGCGGCGGCAAGCTCGCGGAGGTTGCGGACGCCGTCAGAACCGAGCTGGTTGGTGACGTCCTGTTGGGCCAGGGCGCTGGCGGAGGCGGCGAAGCCGGCCTTTTGCAGCTTGTCACCCAGTTTCTCGAGCTCGCGGCTCGAGATGAGTGAGCGCTCCTTGAGGGTGTCGAACGCTTCGGTGGGGGAGTCAAGGGCCTTGCCCAGCTCGATGGCGGATTGAGCGAATTGGTCGATGGCTTGGCCGATGGCGCCGCCGAAGATTTGGCCGCCGAAGCCGCTGCCGATGAAGGAGCCGCCGGCCGCGCCGAGGATGCTGCCGGGGCCGCCGCCGAAGAGGAGCGGGAAGCCGACGCCGAGGGCGAGGTTCTCGTAGCCGGCTGCGTTTTCCTTGGCGACTTCCCTGCGGCGGCGGAGGTCGGCGACGCGGCTGGCCCGATCAAGTGTGCCGGAGGCGACGCGCTGCTCGGCGCGGTATTGATCGAGGAGGACTTTGTTGCGCTCGCGGGCGATCGCGATGCTGCGCTGGTCGACCGCGGCCTGCTCGAGCTTGGCGGAGGTGATTTCTTTCTCGGTGCGCAGGGTCTGGGCCTGGAAGCCGAGGAGGGTGCGCTCGGATTGGACGAGGGCGCTGGTGGCCGCCTGGCGCATTTGCGCCTGGGCGTTGAGCATCGCCCGGTACTGGGGCGAGGCGGTCATCGTGTTGCCGCCGGGGAACAGCTCCCCGCGAGCGGGCACTTGGTTCAGGTTGTAGTTGGTGCCGCGCTGGCGGGCTTCGAGGGCCTGGATCTCGGCGTTGCGCTGGCGGGCGATCTCGGCGCTGTTGCGGTCCTCGCGGAACTGCTGGATGCGGGTGCGGAGCTGGGAGGTGCTGCCGAGGACGCCGGAGCGGCTGGAGCGCGCGATGCGGTCGAGGTTGTCCGCCCAACGCTTGGTTTGGGCCGCTACCTCGGCGGAGAGGCGCTCGTATTCGGCGAGTTCGGCGTTGATCTGGTTCTGCAGTTGGGCGTCCCTGCGCTGCTGCAGCTCGCGGGACTTCAACGCGGATACGCGACGTGCGACCTCCGCGTCGCGGACGTCTTTGGGCTGCAGGCCCTGTGCCTGGCGGATCAGGTCGTTGATCGCCTTCTGCTCGGAGGCTTGCTCGCGCTGGACGGCGACGAGTTGCTCGGCGGCCGTTACGGCGTCGAGGGTCGAGGAGTGGAAGGCACCGCTTTGGGTGACCGCGTCGCGCAGCTGGGCGTTGAGCTCATTGAGGGTGCTGCCCGAGATCAGGTCGGCGAAGCTGGTGTTGACCGCCTCGATCTCTTGCCGAAGGGCGCCGACACCGCCGGTGAGCTCGGCGATCTTTTGGCGGGCCGTGGTGCCGACGGCCTTGTCGATGGCGGCGCCGAGACCGACGGCGCTGGCGGCCGCTTTTGTGATCTGTGGGGCGAACGCCAGCGCGGCGACCGCTGCGAGTCCGAACGCTTCGGGTACGTGACCCAGCTGGTTCAGGATGTCAGTGACGACGGCGGGAACTCCGCCGAGGGCGTTGTTGATAGTCGCGCCGGCGGTTGCGGCGAGGCCGCCAACGACGCCGAGCTTGCTGCCAAGAACGCTGAGTGCGGCGGTGGCTTTGCCGGCTGCGAGGGTGAGGCCGCCGACGGCGCCGCGTTCGGCGATGCCGCGTAATTGTTGGCCGACCTGATTAACTTGGCGGCCAATATCTCTGCTGTTTAGGCTGAACGTAAAGTCGCTCAGCTTGTTGAGGGTTCTCTCTAAGCGACTGACAGCACTTTCAGCCTGCTTAGTGTCGGCGCTGACCTTGATATTGGCGTCGTAGTTGGCCAAGGCGCGCCGACCTGATCACGTACAGCCAGTTTAGGTAGGCGTGTGGGCCTACCTCCTGCGCTTCGCTTTCTCGATCTCGCGCTGCTGCTCGTCGTTCAAGACGCCGAAGTAGCAGCTCCAACCGATCACTTCTTCAGGCGTCATGGCTGCGCGTAGCGCAGCCAGGGTCATGCCGAGTTCTTTGGCGACGCCGAATTGGAGCAGTAGCCAGTTGTCCTTGGCGAGCTCAGCCTTTAGCGCTTTTGGGGTCGAGGGGTTCTTCGGCCTCCTGCAGGAGCGCGAGCATCAGCTTTTGGAGGTCGCCGTCGTCGACTTCGTTCTTGAGCACGGCGATGTCGCCGCTGCTGAAGAGGCGCTGGCCGTTCTCGTCGAGGGCTTTGAGGACGAGGAGTTGGAGGGCGAAGGCGTTGGCGTCGTCGCTGCCGGCGTCTTTCTGGGCGCGCTCACGCTCCGCCATCACGAGGCGGTAGTGGTGGAACTCGAAGACGTCGCCGTTGCCGAGGGTGACGGACTTTTTGATGAGGCGACGGTCGGCGGCCTTCAACAGGCGGTCAATGGCGCGGCCGGAATTGACCGAGGGCATAACTACGCAGTCACGTACATACGGATTCTAGTAGTACGCAACTACGCAGCAAAAAGCCCCCGCAGAGCGGGGGCGGTTGGCTTCGAGGGGGCTCGTCACGCGGTGGTGACGAGGTCGAAGGTGGGGGAGGAGCTGGGACGGAAGTTCACCGCGACGGCGATGGCGTCGTCGGGGTTCACGGTCAGGCTGGCGCTGGTCAGCACCACGGGCATTTCGAGGTAGCGGCTCAGCGTGTCGCTGACGGTGCCGCCAGAGAACACGCGGTCGATGTAAAGCTTCACGAAGGCGCCGGTTTGGACGCGCTGGATGATGTCGTTGATCATCCGGTTGGCGAAGTTCTCGTCGTCCGAGGTGAAGTACACGGTGGTGGAACCTGTGCCCTCGGCGAAGCCGGCCACGTAGCTGCGGAACGGCGCCTGGGAACCGGCCTGTTGGCCGATGGTGGTGACGTCGATCTCGGTGCGGGTGATCTCAAACTGCCACTCGCGGACTTGGCCGACTGCTTCGTAGGCCGCGTAGGCGACTTGGAAGTAGTTGTTGCCGGTGGCGCTGCCGTCGTCGCTGATGCTGATGACGGCGCCACCGTCGGTGGCGGATACCTGCAGGGCGCCGTTGGAGGCGGTGTAGGAGATCACGTAGTACGTGGTGCCGGCACTGATGCCGGCGGGCAGGGTGCCGGTCGGGCTGGCGCCTGCGCTGTTGGCCACACTGAACTTCACGGGGTCGCCGACCTGGAAGCCCAGGTAGGTCTGAACCGTGATGGTGTCAGTGGTTGGGTTGACGCCCGATTCGCCGAACGTGCCGATGGTGCCGGCGGGCTTGTAGTAAAACGCGCCAGACGTTCCCGTAATAACGGTCGCGGTCATGATTGGTGCCTAATGAACAGCAGGTGGGGGCGCTGTGTGGGGGCACGACGGGCACAGCCCGGCTGTAGTCACGCTAACGCGCGGTTACCTTGCTACTTAGATAACTCGCGCTTGGAAGGGAACACTGAGGCGGGTTAAGTAGTGAGGTTGACCGTCGAGTGCAAAGTACGAGGGGCCGACGATTCCGCCGACGCTGCCGCGCACTCCGTTGACGGCGGTGGAGCTCGTGGCGTTCATTCCGTTGAAGACGGTGATCGCGGTTTCGATGAGGACTTGACCGCGGCCGGGACCGACGCCTTTGGCGTTGTAGCACTCAACAACGAGGGAGCCGCGGTGCCAGATGGCGGTGTCGGCGAGGGTGGGCTCGGTGATGCGGCCGAAGCTCAGGCGGAGGAGGACGTATTCACTGAGGGCGTCGAACTCGGGGACCGGTTGGTTGTCGACGTAGACGGGGACGGCGGGGGTGAGGGCGCCGTAGGCGGTGATGAGGGGCGCTTCGTAGAAGGCGCGGATGGATTGGAGGGTCATTTGCCGAAGCCGAGGGCGCGCATGACGCGGTTGGTGGATTGCTGCAGGACCCGCAGCTGCTCGCCGCCCTGGTTGTAGGTCTCGAACCACCCCTTGGGGACGTAGTTGCGAGCGTTGCCCTCGGCGTTACGACCGGGCTCGATGTCCATCGCGCGGAGGCGGTACTCCATCTGGTTGCCGATGGTGTAAACGAAGGCGTTGCCGACCTTTTTGGGCTCGGGGACCTTGGCGTAGGTGATGTCGCGGATTTGGGGTTCGGGGCTCGGGTCGGCGCCCTTTAGGGAGGCGGGGATGTCGACGTCGCCGGCGCGGACGACCCACTCGTTCGCGAAGTAGCCGTCCCAGTAGGGGCTCGCGTCTTGGACCTCGTGCGCGAGTTGGGTGGTGGACAGGCGGGCGATCTCACCGCCGGCGTGGAGGACATCCTTGATCAGGCGGCTGAACGGCTTGGCCATGGCTACTCGGGGCGGACGAACGCGAGGTACATGACGGGTGCGTCGCCCTCGAGGGTGGTGACGTCGATGACCTTTGCTCGGATCGTGCGGTTGCCGCGAGTGAAGCTGAAGCTGTCGTTGGTGGTGATGTAGTTACCGCCGATCTGGTCGGGATCGAGGAGGAGTTTGTAGTCGGTAGTGCGCAGGAGGCCGTTGGCTTCTTCGGCTTGGACGCGGGTGATGACGGCCTTGCAGGTAAACGAGGTGGTGCTGAGAGTGACGTTGCCGGTGGTGGTGTTGTACGTGGGGGTGCTGCTGGCCTTGAGGAAGGTGACGGTGCGGCCCCACTTCTTCAGGAGGGGACCGGGCAGGCCGCTGAAGGTGGTGTCGATTTGGCTCACGAGCGGACCCTCTCAACGAGTTGGGGGGAGGAGTTGGTGAGCCAGGTGCTGAGCATGGGGCGGAGCCAGCGGAAGCGGGTGAGGAGGCCGCCGGTGTCGGGGGCCCATGGGGCGAAGTATTCGACCTCGAGGGCGTCGAGCTTTTCGCGCTTGGTGGCGCCGTAGGTGTTGGTGGAGCCGAGGGCGCCCGTCATCGCGGTCGGGGTTGTGGCGAGGGCGAGGGCGAGTTCGGCCTGGGCGTTGAGGATTTCTTTGGGGATCGAGGTGCCGTCGTTGGTGGTGCCGCTGGAGCTGGTGGCTTCGCGGGGCCACTGCAGGGCTTGGGTGGTTGAGACGCGGGCGCCGGTGTAGCTCAGGGTTTCGAGCCAGCGGCAGGCGGTAATTAGCGCTTGGGCTTTGGTGTCGGCGCTGAGGGCCGTCCACTGCGCCTCGAACAGCGTGTTGGCGAAGTAGGTGGTGGCGTCGGCCACCGGTTGGTAGCTGTTGGCCGAGGCGCTGCCGAGGGTGGAGACGAGGGTGGGGGCCATCAGAGGGGGACGCAGATGATGTCGTAGCCCTGGCGCTTGAGGCGTCGGCGGATCTCGGGGACGAGATGTGGAGCGCAGTCGATGACTTTGAACATCTCGCTTTTGTGCGGCCAGAGGTGTTCCGGCACGTCAGACGAGAGCTCGGCGTATATGCGGATGATGCCGATCATCGCCGCGCCTCCGTTAGGGACAGTCTAAGTGCGTATGGTTGGCTAACCTGATGTAGTTGCGTCAATAGTTAGATGGCCGCCCGCAAGTCCGCCCCCAAAGTCGAGGGGATGACCCTGCAGCAGCAGACGGATCTCACCAAGGTGAGGGCGTTGTCGGAGGTTGTGCCGGAGATTCAACGGTTGCGCGACGAGGGGATGACGGTGCCGCAGATTTGTGCGGAGTTGGATGTCACCTATCACGTGGTGAATCAGGTGATCACCCAGAGCTACAAGATGGCGATGGATACCGTGGGCGTCTTTGAGCGGCAGGAGCGGATGCGGTTGGGGCTCGAGGAGGTGTGACGAGGGTTGTGTAGGCAATAAAAAAGCCCCCGTTTTGCGGGGGCTTTGGTTTGAGCGCGGAGCGCTCAGGCGTAGACGCCGGTGTCGTAGGGGGTGTTGACCAGCAGGCGCACCATCGGGATGTTCTTGACGTTGGCGTAGGCCAGCGCCCAGGACGAGGTGTTGCCCAGGTTGCCCGAGGTGGTGGCGTTGGTGGGGTTGTCGCCGGCGGCGGCCCAGCGGGTGCCGCGGACGTGCTGCGAATAGTGGTAGTCGCAGATCAGGAGGTCCTGGAAGGAGCTCTTGTTCCGGTCGTACTCCACGCGCAGGTCCTGCTGCACGCCTTCCATCAGGGTGGAGGCGCCGCACAGATACACCGGATACTTGTTCAGGTGAGTGGCGGTGCCGCCAGCGATGACGCCGACTTGGTCGTCGACGATCACGCGGAGGTTGGCAAAGGTGGAGGCGCTCAGGCCGCGGAGACCGCTGTTGGCCGAGACGCTGCCGCCGGACACCAGCACTTGGGTGTAGCCGGTCTCTTCGAGATACGCAGCGACGTTGCTGTGCATCACGATGGTGGTCAGGTCGCCGGCGCGCTCACCCAGCTTGTTCTTGGCCTTGATCACGTTGGCCGCGGTCAAGTAGTTCGAGCTGGTGGCGGTGGTGGTGCCGGTGGCGTTGAAGGTGTTGGCGCCGAGGACACCGCTGCCGGAGATGTTGCCGAAGAGTCCGCCCAGCTGAGCCAGCAGGGTTGCGGTCTTCTTCTTGTTGATCGCGGCGGCGAGTTGGTCGGCTACGTGACCAAGAACATCCTCACCGGTGCCGAGGCGAGATAGGTCGTCGACGGCGTACTGGAAGCCGCGATGCAGGATGGTCGCGATTTCCTCGTCGGCGGTGACGAGTTGGGAGGTGAGGTAGCCGGCGCCGCTGGTGCCCCAGTCGTTGGTCGACTTGATTTGCTCCTCGGTGGGATCAATGAAGTCGAAGAAAGGCACGCGCACGCGGGTGCCGCCAGCGCGGGCGTCGAGGGCGCTGTTGCGCACCATAACGCCGGATTGGATGAAGGCGGATTGCTCGAAGATCCGCTCGCTCAGGTAGCGAGTGAATTCGGGACGGGCAATGAGGTTGGAGAGGAACGTGCCCCCCATGTTTTGAAGAGACATGGCTCTTTAAGGCAGGGTTTCCGTGACTAACCCCGTTGGGCTTCGGCCATGAGTGCCTTGGCAAGTTCCGGGTTCTCGACTTCGAGGCGGATGCGCTCGGTGAGGTTGCCGGTCTTGTAGGGGTTGCTCATGCCGGGAGCGACGCTCGTCGTGGCGGTGCTGCCCATGCCGCGGGCTCCGGTGGAGGAGAAGTGGTGCTCGTAACCGCTGCCGGGTGCTCTGAGGTTGCCGAGGTAGGCGTCGAGTGGTTGCTCCGCGCCCCCCGCAAGCACCACTGGACGGCCCTCGACGTCTCGGAGCTGCGAGTGCAAGAGGGCGTACATCTGGTCCGGGGCGATGGCGCCCGAGCGGGAGATGCTTGCCATTGCGGAGGCTTTCAGGCGCTCTTGGGCCGTGGCTGTCCTCTCGGAGGAAAGCTCGGCTTCAAGGGCGGTGATGCGCTCTTCGCGGGCAGCGATTGTTTGCTTCGCTTCTTCCCAGAGCGCTTTGTATTCGCCCTGGTCCTGGAGCTGCTGCTGGTTCCGTTGCTGGAGTTGGCGCTCAATGTCCTTCAACCGCTCGTTGAGCTGTTGGTTCTTCTCGCCGGCGGCGGCCTTGTCGGCTTGAACGAGTTCGAGCTTCTTGAGGACGCGCTGGTATTCGAGGAGGTCGACAGTTTGAGGCGCTTCGGGTGCAACCGCCACGGGCGATTGCGGATCAGTCACGGACTGGTCCCCGGTGGCTTCAACGGGCATTGGAACTAGAGGGTTACGTCATTAGTTTACATCCTACGCGCGCACGTAGGTATTACTCACGGATGGGGATGACGACGCAGCGGCAGTGCGGGTGGACTTGGGGTAAGACTTCAAAACTCTCGAGGGATTGCTCGCGGCGACCGTCGAGGGGGCGGCAGATGGGGCAGGTTTTGGGGTCGAGGATGGCGACCCATTCCCAGGCGACGAGGTTGGGTAGGCGGTTCCAGATTTGGCGGCTCTCGGCGCTGTAGACGTTCCAGATCGAGGTGGTGATTAGGGCGTTGATTCGGGCGAGGGCGGTGTAGGCGATGCTGCCGCGGCGGACGATGGGGATCCGGCGGCCTTTGCGGGTGGCTTCGGGGAGGACGAGGGGGAGGAGGTCCGGGGTGGGGGTGCCGTCGAGGATGGCTTTTTCGACGGTGCGGTCGGCGAGGCGGAGGATCTCGCGCATGAACTGCGAGGGGCTGTGGCGCTCGAAGTAGGCGGCGAGGGTGCGGCCGAGGAAGCGCGTGCGCGCCATCACCTCGGCGGGGAGGGGCACGGGGTCGGCGGGCGTGATACCGGCGAATTGGGCGGCGAGTTCGCGGGCGCGGGTGGTGAAGCGGTGGAGTTCGAGGGAGAGGAGGGAGGCGAGGGTGTCGTTGAGGGGGATGAGGGCGGTCTCGAGGCGGGGGCGGAGTTGGCGGTAGGCCAGGCGGCGGCTGAGGCCGTCGCTGGGGAGCGAGGAGAGGAGGTCGCGGAGCTGGGCGAGGGCCTGGAGCGCGGTGCCGCGGATTAGTTGTTGGAGGCGGAGCTCGAGGGAGCGGAGCTCGCGGTCGACGCGGCGGAGGTACGCCTCGGCGTTAGGTGCCACGGCTGCGGTCTGGGCGGAGTGGGGTCGGGAGCGTGGCGTTCGTCAACGCGGTGTCGGGCGTGTCCGAGGGGGAGGTCATGGCGTCGACCGCTTGCTGCTCCTCGAGGAAGTCGCGGGTTTCGATGATTTCTTTCTCGAGGTCGACGGTGGGTGGAAGGACCTCGCCTTGCTGGAGGATGGCGAGGAGGGTTTCTTGGGAGATGGCGCCCTGCATGAAGAGCTGCAGGTAGGCCGTGATTTGGTTGCCGTCGATCAGGCGGTTTTCGTAGTCCTTGGGGATCGAGACGGTGGGGGGTTCGACGCCGACGTATTCGCCCGCGAGGGTGAGAATGTCGGTGATGGCGCGCTCGAGGTCCTCGCTGATGATCGCCATGATCGAGTCGGAGTCGACGCGATCGAGGCGTTTGGCTTCGGCGGCGGCGTTGGTGATGTTTTGTTGGGCCAGCGTGTTGATGCCGAGGCGGGAGATTTGGTCCTCGAGGGCCTTGAGGCACTGGAGCTGGGCGGCGTAGGCGTCGCTGGGTGGGGCGACGATTTCGGCGCCGCCGTCCGGGGGCAGCAGGATCGCCGTATTCACTGAAAGTCCGACAGGGCTCTCGGAGTCGGGGTCGAAGCCGCGGAGGGTGAGGATGGGGTTGGCGCCGACGTGGATGGCGTGGTGGTAGTCGCAGAAGCGTTGGGCGTAGGCGATGTTGAGGTAGGCGCACTCCAGGAGGGGTGGGCGGGACATCAACGTGCCGAGGCGGTTGCTGTAGACGGTGACGAGGGGGAGGGTGGAGGTGGTGAGGGGGCCGGAGGAGGTGAGGGACCAGCCGGCGGTGCGGCCTTCGCCGACGAGGCGCCAGACCTCCCAACGGTCGGGGGTGAGGACGCGGATTTGGTCGAAGACGCTTTCGCCGAAGGTGCCGTTGGGCTCGGTGATGCGCTCGAGGATGCGGACTTGGGTGAGGGCGCTTTCGGCGCGGTTGTTGGCGGTGCGCCAGCCGATGATTTGGGTGGCGTCGACGGGGCAGAGGTAGGGGCGGTCGCCGTTGGCGCGTTGGGCGGCGAGGTTGGGGGCGGGCTCGAGGGCGCTGTAGTCGACGAGGGTGCTGCAGTGCCCGTAGAGGAGGGCGTTGGTGAGCAGGCGGCGGGCGAAGCCGTTGAGGGTGACGCCGTCACCGGTGACGTCTTGGCGCCACTCGTCCCAGTAGGGGTCGCCTTCGAGGGTGATGCCCTTGCGGAGGATTGTTCCCGCGGCCTGGGAGGCCAGGCGCTGGAGGAACGGGGGCATGGTGAGGTGGAAGATGCGGCGCTTGTAGGCGTCGTCGTCTTCGCGGGGTTCGCGGGGGACGATGTCTTCGCTGCGGGCGCGGACGAGCTTGGTGCCGCCGAGGCAGATGGTGATTGGGTCCCAGTAGGGCATCATCGCCAGGACGCTGGCGCCGCGGATCGAGGGGTCCTCGCTGGGTTGCTCGTGGACGGCGCCGCCGGGGGCGCGGTAGCCGCCGTAGTTGGGGAGGTCGCGACCGGGATAGGTGCTGCCGGAGGTGGCCATGCTCGCTTCGCTCGCCCGCGCCAAGTGCTTTTGTCTATGTTACGCGGCTAGGTATGTGGCACTACTTAATCACTATTAAGTAGCTGACTTCCCCTGCACCGCAGGGGTTTATGGCTTGTGTACTAGGGCGCAGCCCTAGTACGTGCGGAAGTTGGAGCCGCCGGTGGCGTAGCGGCGGAGGCCGGCGAGGGCGGTGACGATGTAGCCGGCGGCGTCAACGGGGCCGGATTTGTCCTCGATGCCGCGGCCGGATTTGTCGGGGCGGCCCTTGTCGTCGAAGGCTTGGGTTTCGAGGGAGCGGATGAGGTAGCGGCAGCGAGTGTGGACGCGGAAGCGGTTGCTGATCATCAGCACGTTCATCGCGTTGATGCGGTCCTCGATGGCGGGGTTCGCGGGTTGGGCTTTGACCGTGAAGCCGCCCTTGCGGAGGAGGGCGAGGTCGCTTTCGCTGGCGTTGGTGGTGGTGCGTTGGCGGCTGGCGGCGTCGGGTATGACGACGACGTTGCCGCGGGCGATGTGGTCGGGGTAGAGCTCCTGGATCTTTTTGACCACCGAGGGGGTGTCTTTGGGGTGGTACTCGTCGATGAAGTGGAACTCGTCGCCGCGGCGGACGCAGACTTCGACGAAGCAGCAGCCGACGTTGAAGTCGATGCCGATGAAGAGGCGGTCGTCGGGTTGGACGACGGTGTCGGTCCAGTGGAGGTCGCGGTCGAAGTAGGGGTAGACGGTGGTGGAGTTGAGGTTGGTGAACTGCCCTTCGAGGTAGGCGGCGAGGAGTTGGGGTGGGTAGTTCTTGTAGAGGGAGTCGACGAAGCCTGGGGGGAGGTGGGGGTTGTCGAGGGTGCGGGCGCGGACGAGGTGGCGGTCGCTTTGGTCCTCGGCTTCGACGAAGGTGCGGTACATCCAGCGGAAGCCCTCGGGGGTGCTGGCGACGGCGAGTTGGGGGTTTTTGCCGCCGCGGAGGCGGGCGAGCATCATCTCTGTTGCTTTTTGGGCGATTTCGGCCGAGGAGGTGTCGATTTCGTCCGCGATGCAGTACGAGAGGTTTTGGCCGCGGATGCGGTTGTAGGTCTCGGTCGCGCGGCAGAGCAGGGTGACCGTGCCGCCGGGGACGTGCAACCGGTATTCGGGTTGGGGGGAGACGCGGAAGTCGTAGTCGATGCCGTTGGCGTCGAGGTAGTCGTCGAACGAGCGGACCCAGACGTCGCGGATCATGATGTGCGTTGGCTCGAAGACCGCGGCGACTGTGTTGACGTTGTCCAGCGCGCGGAGGACGGCGAGGGCACACAACGAGTGGGTTTTGCCCGCGCCGAAGCCGGCGACGTAGCCGATGATCTTGCGGTCCGTGCAGTCGACGAACTCGCGCTGGGCGGGGAGAAGGCCGGCGTAGATGCGCTCGCGGATTTGCTCGCGGGTCTCGCGGCACCGCGTGTTGGTGTTGATAGGAGGCTCGAGGCATTTGCCGCCTGGTATCGAGCCGAGGAGAGACACCGAGTGGGCGCAGCTACGTCACTAGGTTACGCGGGGAGGGCGCAGGGTCTTCCCACCACAGGAAAACCCCGCTGTTTAAGGGCCACCACAGCCCCGAGTGCCCCAAGGCACCTAGTGAATATAGCGTAATTACGCAGCTAGGTCAAGGTGGGGGGAGGTACGAGCGGGTGGAGAGCGCCGGGGTGTGGGGGTAAGTGCGTGCGTAAGTAGGTAAGTCTGGGGGGTTTGGTGTGAGAGCACCCGCCTGCGCCAGTACAGCTGTTCTCCTTTACCCGGGGGGAGGTGCTGGCGCCGGGGCGCTGTCCAGCGACTTTGGACAGAGTAAAAGGGCCGTGCCGCAGTGGATCTCAGCCGCGTACCTGTGGTAAGGACAGGTACGCGAGTTGGCCAGGATCGCAGGCCCCGCCTGGAGTGTGCGGTGTAAAGAGTGGTTAAGTGGACTGCTGCATACGTAGCTAGGTAGCTTACAATTGCATCAGGTCAGGCCCCCTCCCCCGTTAGGTGAGGGAGCGCAGGGCCACCACCACGCACCACACCTAATGGCCACCACCTTTACCGCCACCACCCTTGACGGCCTGACCGTCAAGCGCACGAGCAAAACCCGCACCTATACCCACTGCATCGTTAACGGCACCGAAGCCGTTACCTGGTGCGGAAGTCTGCAGCTCGCTCAAAAGCAGCTGGCCACTTATCAGCGCAGCCCAGCCGCCACGGTCTGCGGTAGGCGTTTCGCCATCGCGGAAGTGACCGCGCTCTGATCACCCACCACTACACACCACCACCCACCACACCATGCGCAGCCAGCACGCCCCCTTTATCCTCTCCGCGATCGCCATCTCCTTCGGTGTCACCGTCGGCGGCATGATCACGACCGCTGTGACCGGCAAGAACCCCGAGCTGATGCTCGGCGGTGTGATCAGCCTGTCGGCCTGCGGTTTCGCTGCCGGCTACTGCGAGGCGCGCGCCGATGTTGCCTTTGCCCGCGAGATGGAAGCTCGCCGCCTTGCCCGCTGATGCTCCGCTACATCACCGCAGCGGCTGCCCTCTCCATCGCCACTTGCGCCGCAGCCGTCGCCACCACCGACGCGATTAACACTCACCTAGCGCTCACTGCATGCCGCGTAGAAGCCGAACTGGCCAACCTTTCCCCGGCCTACTGCGAGGCCCGCGAGCAACGCAACTAGGTCGCATAACCACACCCCACCACACCATGCCTGAGATCAATCTCTCTGGAGTGACAACAGTTCTCCACTTATGCGCCCCAAACGACCGCAACGGCAACCCAAACCGCGCGTTTGTGGCGTTTGAGCGCAACGCGCTTCGCGGGTTCTGGGCTGAGGGATATAGCGGCTGCCATGCCGTGCCTGATCAGATCCGCGAGCTCGCAGCGTTTGCGCCCCGGATCAACGTCTCGGCCCGCGAGCTGACCAGCTGGCGCAAGGCCGCCGCCGACCTTTGCCCTGACCTTTGCAACTAGCACCATGCCCCGCACCATCACGATCAGCACAAGCAACGGCCCGCGCGAGGTTCCCGCGGCGTGGGTCGGCGCAAACCTCGCCGTGCATCGCCCGGTTCTTCGAGATGGCGCCAAACCCGCGCCGAGGCAATGGGCTGTCACCCACACGGCCAGCGGCCTTTCTATGGGTGGCATGTTGAGCGCCCCTAAGGAGAGCGCGCTAGCCCTTGCGCGCCTATGGGATACCGCGGCCGGTGAGATCGATGCCGCAAACCCTCGCAGCTGGCGTTACTTGCGCAGTTGGCAGCTGGATGTTGCCGCGGCTGAGAACCGCAGGATTGCACCGCTAGAGGGTCCCGTTCTCCCCGACAATCCGGGCTCACAAGATGTAGCGGCTGCCATCGCCGCGATGCTGGGTTCTCCCTACATCCCCGCGGCAGACGATGAGGCGGCCGAACAGTTCGCGGCCCGCGAGACGGTGAGCGCCGACCTACTGCGAGACGGCCCGGACGGTTTGGAGATGCTCTGGCGCGGCCGCTGGTGGCAGGTTCCGACCCACGGCGAAGTGGAGCGATGGGCGCTGGACTCGCTCGCTGAAACCCCGGACGGCCGGACGGTTGAACCGGACGCCCCGGATGCCTGGCCCCGGTTGCTCGGCATCGTCTGACGCCACCACGTCACGTCACCACACACCACCACACCATGCACGCCAAGCTCACCGCGCTGCGCTTCCATCTCACGGCCCGCAGCGCTAACGCCAAGACCGGCCCAATCCCGGTTTCCACTAGCAGCGCCGAAACATGCCCGAGCGCCGCGGTTTGCGCGTTCAAGGGCAACGGCTGCTACGCGGAACGCGGGCCCCTTGCCCTCCATTGGCGGGCCGTAACCGAAGGAACCCGCGGGCTCCCATGGCACGGGTTCCTGCAGACAATCCGGGCCCTTCCCGCCGGCCAATTGTGGCGCCATAACCAAGCCGGCGACCTGTGGGCGCCGAGCACTGCGGCAGGTCGCAGGGCCCTCGCCGAGCTTGTGGACGCAAACCGCGGCCGCCGCGGGTTCACTTACAGCCACCACAAGCGGACGCCCACCACGGTTCAAGCGTTCAAGGCCGCCACAGCCCACGGGTTCACGGTTAACGCCAGCTGCCACAGCGAGAGAGAGGCGGACGCCGCTATGGCGGACGGTTTGCGCGCGGTATTCGTGGTTCCGGCGGATGATCAGCGCACCGCGTGGGTAACCGCCGGCGGGAATCGCGCGGTCGTTTGCCCTGCACAGCGGTTTGAGGGAATGACATGCGAGCGCTGTCAGTTGTGCGCCGCGCGGCCCTCACACGTCGCCATCGTGTTCCGCGCCCATGGCACGGGCCGTAAGGCCGCCGAGCGGGCCCTGCAGGAGACGGCGGAATGACGGCCCCGAAATCTCACCGCCTCTCCATCGTGGTTCCCGCTGCCATCGCCGAGCGGTTGCGCGAGCTCGCCGAGATGGAGGGCCGCAGTATCAGCAACCTGACGGCGAGCCTGTTGCGGGCCGCCTTGCGTGATGGGCAGCCGGAACCGCAGTAGCGAGGCGGAGCTCCGCCGCCGCGTGGATGCCGCCGCGGCTTTGCTGGCTAACGGCCTGCCGCGCACCGCAGCCGTAACGCAACTGGCGGAGCGTTACCGCGTCGATCGCCGAACCGCTCGGCGTTACGTGGCGGATGCCGCCGCCGAGCTCGCCGATGAGATCGGGGCCGCCGACCTGGCGGCCGCCCTGGCGGAATCGGTGGAGAGACTCAACCGCCTCTCCCACCAAGCTGAGACCCGCGGGAACCTAAATGCCGCGGTTGGCGCGGCCAAGGCGGCAGCCGGAACCCTGGCCGCGATCTATCGAGCCGATACCCTGCAGGCCGCGCGCCTCGCCGGCCACACCATCGCCGTAGCGGAACCCAGCGAGGGGCAACGCCGAGCGCACCGCGAGAGCATCCGGCCGCCTGATGCCAGCTGGCCCTTCTGACCCCGCGGCGCCTAAGCGCCGCTTTTTTTTTGTGCGCCCCGCGAGGGGCGCGCTTTTATGTCCGCTATGTCCGGTTTCGGGGGATCGGCTGCGGCGAGGCTGCCCCTGCGAGATGGGCCCACAAGCGGCGCGGCCGCGGTGAGCGTATGGGACAGCGAGGGTCAGGACGGGCACCGCGGCGCCGGTCCTGGCGGGGGTGAGATGGCGCCACCCATAGCGTCCCGGCCAACCCCGGCGCTACCTATGGTGCCCCCAGATATAGCGTCCGCCGGCAGCTGAGCACTACATAGGCCGGGGCCTATGTGTCACTTAGTGGGGCTAAGTGCAAAGCGCTCAGGCATCGGCTTGCTGGCGCATCCGTTGCAGCTAGCGCCGGGCGTAGCGCCGTAGGCACGGGAGGCTATGAATGGCGAATTTCGCTGTGAATGCAAAAAGCGGCCAATGAATGGCCGCTGGAGCTGGGTGGCTATGAATGGCCGAAACCCTGATGAATGGCGAAACCCCTTGCCGTTACTGGTTTCTGGGGTTGAGGTTTAGCAGCTCGGTGATCAGGCGCATGGCGCCGATGGCGTCAGAGCCTCGGCCGTTGGTCATACTCATGTCCAACACTTTCTGCATTGCGCCAACCATTTCTGCAACCTTTTCTCCTCTATCCATACCGCACAATTCGCGCGCTAATTGTTTGCGTGCTTCGTGGGTCCTTCGCTCTACCGTTCTACGGTCAAGGGGCCACCTCTCCGTCATGATCTGCCGAATTTGCCATGGCTGTTTGCCGTTGCAGATCAGCTCGGCAGCGTAGTCAATCTGCTCCGTTATCTCCACTGAGTTCCAACCAACCCGCTTTTGTTTTTGGGGCTGCTCCTGAGGAGCAATGTCCTCGCTCACTGGAGATACCTTGAACGCTTACTCGAATGATACATAGCTCGGTAGCACGAGTGGATCGGTTTCCGCTAATTGCTAACTAACTGAGTAATTAGGTGCTCCACCCCCGAAGGGGGTGTGGGGGGTGAGTAAAGCCAGGCCATGGCGGCGGCGAGGGTGGCGAAGTAGCGAGGGGTGGCGGGGTTCGAGGGGGTTGTGGGTGTGGGGGGTTCGAGGGAGACGGTGTAGCCCTTGGCGGTGGCGTAGCAGCGCGCTCTGAGGGGGCTAGGGGCACCGGGAAGGGGGGTGGAGGCCATGGTGGGGGTGTTAGGGCGGGAGAGGGGTGCTGGGGCCTTGTGCGGGCTTTTGGAGGGGGTTGGTGAGGCCGGCGCCGTAAGGCGCCGTGTCGAACACGTAGCCGCCGAGGGCGAAGCCGAAGATGAATGGCGCCATCGAGGTGGCGGCGAGGTGGAGGGCGTTACGCCAGCTCAAACGTGATTTCTTCCTCGTCGTAGTTGCCCGCGGCGTCGAACCAGATGACGCCGACCGTGGTGCTGAGCGAGGGTTCGTAGTGCTCGTCGATGAGCGCGTCGAGCGCCGAGTGGAGCGGTTCGTCGCGGATGTGGCCCGGGTAGATGAAGATGCGGTCCTCCGTCGAGGCGTCGGTGTAGCGGAAGACGAGGTAGGTGCAGTTGGTGGGTGGCTCCATGACTCGTTGGGCTCGCCGAAACGAGGGAGTTCGGGGGTTGAGGACATGCTGAATCGCGCGGGTGATTGCAGTAACGAGGGGGTGGAACATCGAGGGGGTGGGTTAGGGCGATAGGCGGGCTTTGTGGAGGCGGGTGGTGGCGTACCAGGAGGCGATGGCGGGTGCCCAGGCTTCGAGGTGGGGCCAGAGGAGGTCGCAGAGTTGTTGGATCTCGAGTTGGGCGTCGCGTTTGGCGCGGAGATCGAGGAAGTGGAGGAGGGAGCGGAGGTTGAAGCTGACGACGAAGTCCTGGCGGATCGCGTAGGGGAGGATGTCGCGGGCGTGCTCTTCGCTGAAGCCGGATTCGAGGGCGAGCTTGTAGCGGCCCGCGGATTCGACGCAGAGGATGCGGTGGACGAGGCGTTGGTCGTCGGTGTACTCGTACCGCTTGCCTTGGCGGTCGCGGTAGGTGCCGACGGGGCGGAGGTAGAAGACGTCTTCGACGTCGCGGGCGCCGGTGCAGACGTCGAGGATGCGGCGGCCGGTGTAGCGGCCGGACTGGACGTCGAAGCTGATGCCGACGCGGTGGGTGCGGGCCTGCTGCATCACCGAGTGGGGGAAGCCGCCGACGTTGAAGGTGATGGCGGGGTGCTCGAGGGGGCCGTAGTGCCCGCGGTCGCTGGCGAGGAGGTGCTTAACAACGAGGGAGCCGGCTTCCCCCTCCGCCGGCGGGTCCTCTCCGAAAACGAAGTTTTCGGAGTAGTCCTGGTGCATCGCCCACCAGCAGAGGGTCTGGGGGTGCTCGGTGCGGGCGAGGACGGCGACGCGGAAGCGGGGGTCCATCAGCTCACGAGGGTGGAGATGGGCTTGGTGGCGCAGTGGAGTTGGGGGAGGCGCCAGGTGCGGCCGTCGATGCCGACGGCGTGGAGGTGGGGGCAGCTCATCCAGAGCTCGCCGCCGACGACGGTGAAGCTGCTGGAGTGGCCGAGGGCGTAGACGGCGTCGCCGAGGCGGAAGCGCCAGGGATAGACGAGGCGGTCGGCGGGCTCCGGCGCCATGGCGCGGGGCCGCGAGGGGATGACAGGCATGGCTCGCTGCGCTCGCCAGAGCGCGGGGTAGAGGGTGGAGGTGCTCCCCGCGCCGTCAGGCGCGGGGGGCGGCGTAGTAGAGGTGGAGGCGGCGGAAGAATTCGGCCTCCCAGTGGTCGAGCTCGGGGGCGAGGAGCTCGTGGACGTCGGGGCCCGCGGAGTGGGGGCGGGCGATGACGAGGAGGGCGCGTTCGGGTTTGACGCCGAAGCAGTAGTGGATGGCGTGGCGGTAGGCGGCCAGCTGGCAGCGGTAGTCGTCGAGGAGGCCGCCGGTGCGCTCACGCTGCGCGGTCTTCCAATCGAGCAGGGTGAGGGCGCGGCCGGTGGGGTCGCTGCCGTAGGCCGCGTAGCCGACGCAGTCGAAGGTGCCGCTATAGCCGGCGGGGTGCCAGACCGCTTGCTCGATGGCGAGGGCCTCGAGGAAGTGGGTGGCGAGCCAGGGCTCGACGTTGCGGTAGAAGTCGCCCCAGAGGAGGTCGGCGAGGGGGACGGCGAAGCCGCGGGGCGGGGTGCCGGAGATCCACGACTCGATGCGGGTGTGGGTCCAGGTGCCGCGGCTGCGGGCGTCGAGGGAGATGGCCTCGGCGTTGGGGCGCTTCAGCCAGCGTTGGAGGTGCTCCTTGCCGTCGCTCGTGGCGCCGATGATGCCGGTGCACGAGGGGAGCTTGCCCGCGGGTGTGGTGTAGCCGTCCTTGGTGGGACTGCGGCGGGCGTAGCCGCGCATCGCGCCGAGGCCGCCGGGGCGGAGGCGGCTGCTAGGGGGTGGGGTCGGGCTCACAGCAGTACGACGACGAGTTCGTCGCCGTGGACCTCCGTCCAGGCGCGGGCGGCGGCGTGGGCGCGGTCTTGGTCGACCCACTCGTGCGCGTCGTGGGCTGAGTAGTCCCACTCCAACCACTTGCCGTCCCAGCGGTAGGGGTGGCAAAAGTATTGGCCCTTGGTGTTCATCAGCCCCCAACGAGGGTGCGAGTGGGTCGCCATACCTACGTCACCTAGTCGCGTAGTTCGCGGCCGTTAGGACGCGAAGGGGTTGCCGCCGGTGAAGAGGGCGCCGAGGTCGGCGCCTTTGTCCTGGGCCTCGGTCCAGGCGGCGGTGATGCGGGCGGCGAGGGAGCCGGTGGCACGGGTGGGCTTCATGTCCACCGCGTACTTGGTGTTCAGCTTCTCGCCGGTGCGGAGGATCGAGACGTCCCAGCTCGAGAGGTCCGAGTAGTCGGGGTCCTCGGTGAGACGGGCGAGGTCGCGCAGGACGGTGGTTTGGGTGGGGGCGAAGACCTTGACCTCCTCGGCGTCGTAGTCCCACACGAACATGGCGGCAAACTTCTTGAGGGCCGGGCGGCCGTCGCGCATCGCCAGCTGGCCGCCGAGCTCGGCTTCCCACTCAGCGATCAGCTCGGGGTCGGGTTGCTTGGCCGAGCGGCGAGGGGCCATGCCGCCCTCGGCCTTCTCGATCCATGCCTCGAAGCCGGTGATGGGGGCGTCGCTCAGGATGTGGAAACGAGTGGTGGCGCCGTCCGCCAACTTGGAGAGGTTCAGGAAACCGCCGCCGGCGTTGTCCTTGGCGGCCAGCGAGGTGGTGAAGTCTGCTTTGAAGAAAGGCATGACGTCCGTTGGTCCGAGTGTCTGGTGGGTGAGTCCCTGCTGGGCTCGGGCCCACCCTACGCCGTCTGGTTGGCTACGTCAATAGGTAGCTCGCTGCGCTCGCTACTTTCTGTCACACAGCAGCGGGGGTTGGCGGCACCTGCGGCGCGGTGAGTTGTCCCCGAAGAGAAGAGAGGTCGAGGTGCTTTTGCTGCGCGTAGCGCAGCAGGATCTCGAAGACCTCGGAGCGGTTGAGGCCCTGGGTTTCGCCGAGGGTGGTGGCGAGGACCCAGGCGGTGTCGGTCAACGAGAGGGTGCGTTGGCGCTTCTCCTCCTGCCAGACGGTGCGGCGTTGGGTGCCGCCCATGGGACGGGATGCGGGGAGGGTCACGCCGAGGGCGCCGGCGCTGCCGGCGGTGTTACGTGTGTCCACTATACCTAGGCGCGTAACTACACACTGGGGTTGGGTTAGGCGTCGGTCAGGCGGGCCCAGAGGTCGCTGTCGGTGGTGTTGATCAGCTGGGCCAGGGCCGGGAGGTCGGCGAGGATCGTGTCGCCGGGGACCGTGCGGCCCATCAGCAGGGGCTCCAACGAGGGGGCGGTGGTGCGGAGCTCGGGCATTTCGCTCAGGAAGTCGCGGCCGAGGGCGGCCAGGCCGAGGCGGAGGTGACGGCCGAGGCGGGCGCTGTACTCGTCCTCGAGGTCCATGGGGATCTCGCGGGTGGTGTCGAGGTGGAGGTCGAGTTGGCCCGTCGCCACGAGGAAGAGCTCTGCAGGGCCGAGGGGTTGGCCCGAAGGGCCAACCATGGGGTCCAGGCCGAGCCAGATGTAGCGGAGGCTGTCGGGGAAGCGGGGGGCGTCAACGTCCGGGTAGACGCGGGAGCCGTCGGCGCGGAGAGCCGACGCGGCGAGGGAGAGGTTGAGGAGGCCGAGGACGAGGAGGCACTTGGGGGAGGGGTCGCGCATCTTGCCGGTGGCGAGGCCGCCGATCTGCGAGGAGTGGAGGTGTTGGGGGCCGGGAAAGATGGCGGCGGCGAGCTTGATCCACTTGGGTTGGGTCATGCCGCGTTGGCGGGAGCAGCGACGCCACAACGTCTGGAGTTGGTTGCGGCCGAGGTCGACGGAGTCGTTTGGGTTGGCGTAGTGCACGAGGGGGGGTTACTTGCGTATGTAGTTACTCACGTATCTAGCACAGCTGCTACGTTGCGTCGGGCCTACGTGATCGCGTAGGCGCGATCTACGCAATGTCTTCAGATGGAAGGGAATCAAGTCCCGGCGACCGAGGGTGTGACGTCGGCAGCCGCGCCGGAAGGCGCGGGGGCTGCGAGTGCTGAGTTGGACGCGATCCCCGCGCCGCTAGGCGCGGGGGGCGCGGGGGCGGGGGAGCTGGTGCGGGCGGTGAGGCGGTTGCCGGATCGGCCGTGGTTCAACGTCGTGTACCGCAAGGGGACCGTGTCGCCGAGTGGGCAGGAGCACCGGGGAAAGTCGCCGTTTGGCGGGCCGTATAAGCGCAGGACGCCGGCGCAGTGCGAGGTGCTGTTGAAGAAGCGGCCGGAGGACTTTGGAGCGGTGGCCGTGGCGCTGGGGCCGGATTCGGGGTTGTGCTGTCTCGATATCGACGTGCCCGAGGCGTTCCGCACCCTTGAGCACACGCATGGCTTTAGTCGGCAGAAGCCGTATGTCACCTCGAGGAAGCCGGCGGGGACGTGCTTCAAACAGTTCTTCCGCGTGCCCGAGAGCGAGTGGGACGGCCTGCACGAGGTGGATGCAGGGTCGTACCAGATCCTGTGGCACGGGAACATCGCCGTCATCGAGGGGGTGTACCCCGGCAGCTCGTGTGGGACCTACCCCGAGGGGGTGTATCGCTTGATCGGTGACTTAGGTGAGGTGCCGGAGGCACCTCACTGGGTGATCGAGGAGATGCGGGGGCGGGCGGTGAAGGACACGTCGTTCTCGCAGGCGCTGGGGAAACTGTTTGCGTCGTTTTGCGATAACCAAAGCGACGAGGAGGCGGCGGAGTTCATTCGCAGGCAGCTGCAGTGGATTCCGCCGCAGGGGACGCTGCCGGAGTCGCTCGAGGCCGAGGGGGTGACGCCGAGGAAGTTTTGGTTGACGGTGGGGATGGCGATTCACTACCGGCTGCCGGATGAGGTGGGGCGCGGGTTGTGGCGGGAGTGGTCGAGGCGGGATACGGATTACGCCGACGAGTGGGAGTCGGGGCGGGCGGAGGCGTATTTGGAGCGGCAGTGGGAGACGTTTAAGCGGGATGGGGGGCGGCAGGGGCGGCCGGTGACGCCGGGGACCCTGTTTTGGTTGGCGGAGCAGAACGATCCCGAGCGCAAACGGTTTCCCGAGGGGCAGCGGGAGGCCATCGAGGGGGTGGTGCAGCAGGCGCGGTCGGATGCGGCGGCGATGCGGCACGCGCAGCTGATTCACGCGATGGAGGAGACGTACGAGCAGAACGCCGAGAACGCGAGCTTGATCACCTTCAAACTGCAGGAGATTGCGCGCGAGTACGGCAGGAACGTGACGGACATCCTTGGGATCTGGGCCGCGCACAAACAGGCCACGCTGCAAGAGAGAACCGGCATCAGGACCCCCGAGGATTTGTGTGGGTTGCCGGGGCGCGAGTACCTGCTGCCGGGCTTGGTGCAAAAGGCCGCGGTCTACGTCCTCGCGGGGGCCGGAGGCTCCGGTAAGACCTCCTTCTGCGGGGCGCTGGCGCGCCACGTCATCGAGGGGAGGAGCATCGAGGTGAAGGGGCGGCAGCGGCCGGTGCAGAAGGGCCGCGTCCTTTGGGTCAGCTCCGATACCAACGACGTGGACTTTCGCGACGTGCTCGTCAACGCCGGACTCATGGCGGTCGACGAGGGGGGTGGGTACGCGGCCCTGTGGGAGCGCGGGGCGCTCGACTATTGGCCCGGCTTTCAGTGGACGATGGTGACGGCGCTGGAGCGCAGGATCCGACGCTTCAAGCCCGACCTCGTCGTGATCGACAGCTTGGCGTCGTGTAACCGCACGACGGGGATCGACGAGAACTCGGCGGCGGTCGCCAACCCGCTCTACGAGTTGCAGCAGTTGGTGCTGGATCAGCCCGTCTCCTTCTTCGTCCTCCACCACCTCAACAAAGGGGGCGCGATCCGTGGCTCCACCGCGATTGAGGCGGCGTGCTCGAGTGTGTGGCGGGTGCAGAAACCCTCCGAGGAGCAGTGCCAGGCCAATGGCCTCAACGCGGCGACGGATCGCCTCATCGCCCCCGGCTCCAAAAACCGAGGGGTGGATCAGAAGCTTCTGTGCCGGCTGGACCGCACCTCCGATGTCTTCAAAATCCTGGAGTTCTACGAGCGGGAGGCCAGGACGGGGGGTACGTGCATGGATCGGGTCGTCAACCTCATCGACACGACGGGACCCCACTCGAGGGCGTCGCTTTGCGACTTGATTGGGTCGGAGTACAGCCAGGCTGCCATCGAGAAGGCCCTGGTGAAGGCCAAGGAGGCGGGACTCATAAGACGCATGAAGGGAGGCGTGAGGGGGGCTCCCTTCGTTTACGAGTCCCTCATGCGGGGGGTGAGAGAGAAAGTACGAGAAACTAACTAAACCCCTCTCGTACCAAGGGATTTACCCTCGTACTTTCAAAGTACGAGAGTACGAGAATTCACCCCACTCGTTTCTCGTACCTCGTACACCCCCCATTACGAGGGCAAACGCCAGTCGCTCACAGGGGTTTGGGCACTTTCTCGTAATCGGGTTCGGTCTACGCGCACGCGCGCGACCTGACCACCTCGAGTAGGTCGCGTTAGGCTTGCGCGTAGTTACGCAGCTAGGTCGGGTGAGGGTGAGTGAGAAGCACCTCCTCGCTTTCGAGGAGTTCCACCGGGACAATCCCCACGTCTATGAGCGGCTGAAGCGGTTGGCGTTCCGCTTGAAAGTGCGGGGGGTGCAGCGGTGGGGGATTAAGGCCCTCTACGAGGTGCTGCGGTTCGAGGAGGCGCTGGCGACGACGTCGAGTGCGGGGACGTATCGCTTGAACAACAACTTCACGGCGCTGTACGCCAGGAAGCTGATGGAGGCGGAGCCGGACCTCGAGGGGTTCTTTGAGCTCAGGGAACGGAAGCGGCTAGCCAGTGGGTGATGGCGGCTTCGCGGAGGCCGCAGTGGAAGGGCTGGGCGCGGAACCACTCGAGCCAGGGGCGACTGCCCTTGGAGCTCTGACAGCGGAGGCAGCAGCTGACGAGGTTGTGGCGTTCGGTGGGGCCGCCGAGGGCTTTGGGGTGAACGTGATCGAGGGTGGGGGTGCGGCCGAGGGGCTCGTCGCAGTACCCGCACCGGTAGTCCCAGTGCAGGTGGATTTGGTCACGGAAGGAGCGGCGGGTGATCAGGTGGGTTTCCGCGATCAGGGCCCTGCGCACGCTGGTTTTTCAGTCCTGGCCACAGGCTAGGGAGGGCCTACGGCTCCGCGAACTACTTGACGAGGTGGACGCTGAAGGGCATACTTACTCACGTAGCTCAGAGGGTCCTATGGGTTCATGCGTTGGTAATTGCGGGTCGAGGCCCGTGACGTGGAATCCCCTCAGGCAGGGTGATCTCCACTTCGTGGAGGACATCGAGGCCGCGTGGCGGTTGTGGGGGGACCGACGAGATGAGATCCGCCGGTACCTGCTTGCTCGGTACGGCAGGAGTGTCAGTCCTGAGCTGTTGGTGTTGATCCTGCAGGACTGCGAGTATCTGACGTCGATGCAGGACGAAACCTTTTTCGGCGAGATGCTACGCAACGGCGTTACGTGCGGTCTGGAGGCGGAATGACTGCGTTGCTCACGACAAAGGAACTCGAGCGGAAGTTCGAGCGGTTGGGGAAGGCGTTCTGCTTTGACACGGAGACGGCGATGGCGCCGGATTCGTTTAAGGGGTGGAACTATGTGCGCTTGCTGCAGTTCTGCAAGGGCGACGAGTTCGAGTTCTATTGCGACACCCTCGAGATGGGTGAGGCGGAGCGCGAGCTGGTCGGTGAGATGCTGCAGCGCTCGGACATCGAGGTGACGGGGCAAAACCTGGCGTTTGACTACCGGGTGATGCTCGGGTGTGGGATCTATCTCGGCGGTAAGCCGTCGGTGGCGCATGTGCCGACGTTTTACGACACGATGCTGGCGTCGCAGATCGTCTACAACGGGCGGGCCAACATCAAATGCAACCTCGCCGCCATCGTGAAGCGCGAGTGTGCTCACGTCTTGGATAAGACGCTGCAGACCAACAACTGGATGGAGGCGAAGCTCACCGACGAAGAGATCGCCTACGCCATGGATGACGTGCGTTGGACGATCAAGGCCGGTCGGGTTCTACACAAGAAGCTGAAGGCACAGGAGCTCTGGAATGTGTATCGCCTCGAGTGTGCGCTGATTCCGGCGACGGTGGAGATGGAGGCGACGGGAATGCGCCTCGATCCCAACGCCATTGGGGAGACTCTCGAGATCTACGAGAGGGAGGTGGAACAATGCCGGTCCTGTTTCTTGGAGACGCTCGATGGGCGGCTGCAGGACGATGGGTTGGACGGGCTGCCGAGGGAAGAGGACGGGCAGTTCAATACGAGGATCAAGGACAGTGGCTCGATTCGCCTGGGCACTAAGAAGTACGCGGGCTTCAATCTGAACTCAGCCCAGCAGGTGCTCAAATACTTCAACTCGTTGGGTATCGAGCCGGTTGATGATGCCGGTAAGGGGTCGCTCGATAAAAAGGTGCTGGCTCGTTTTCAGAGTGACGAGTTGGTGCGGATGTACCGCAGCTACAAGAACGTGGAGAAGCGCTATGGGATGGCGCAGAAGCTGACCGAGCACGCGGACCCTGATCACCGTATCCGTGCTCGGTTTATGCCGCTGGGCACAGGTACGGGTCGCTGGTCGTCGAGTAGTCCGAATCTGCAAAACATTCCTAGGGATCCTGCGTTTCGTTGTGCGTTTAGAGCGCCCGAGGAATTTGTGTTTGTGGAGGTGGATTTCTCCGCGATGGAGTTGAGGATTGCGGCTGCTTTGGCGGGTGAGCAGAAGATGCTTGATGCGTTCAATAGCGGTAAAGACGTTCACACCGTTACGGCGTCGTTGATGTATGGAGTGGATGAAGCCGACGTGACTAAGTCGCATCGGCAGGCGGCTAAGTCGGCGAACTTCGGTTTGCTGTATGGGTCGCATCACCGAGGGCTGTGCAACTACTTCGCGACTGTTGGGGTCTTCATCTCGATGAAGGAAGCTGCCAACTTCTATGACTTGTGGCACGCGGCGTACCCGGCATTTAAGAAGTGGCACGAGAAGTGCGAGGGGCGGGCTGTCGCTGGGGATGACGTGCGGACGGTGATTGGTCGTCGTCGTTATTTGGCCGAGAAGGACAACAAGGTGACGACGCAGGCCAACAATGTTGTGCAGGGGACGGGGGCTGATATTGCGAAGGCCGCGCTAATTGAGATTCACCGGAGGCTGGGGAGGTACGAGGGGGCCAAGTTGGTGGCCACGGTGCATGACTCCTTCCTGGTGGAGTGCAGACCGCAGGATGCCGAGGAGATCAAGTCGATGATGCTCGCGGAGATGGAGGATGCGGGGCGCTCGATCCTTGGAGACAAGGTGAGGCTCACAGGTGAGGGTGGTTTTGGTCCGTCGTGGGGTGAGTGCAAATGAAACGGGCTGCGATGGACAACGCGGTGTTGCAGTGGCGGTTGCCGGAGCACGAGCAGGCGAATCTTGGTGAGGGGGTTTCGAGGCCGAAGCCGGGACAGAAAACGAGGATGTATCGGGTCGTGGTGCGGTTCACAACCGCCAAGCCGATGACCGCGATCTTGCCGGCCGCAAGCAAGCGGGATGCGCTGAAATATGCGAAGAACCGTTGGCCGATGGCCGAATGCTCGGTTGTAGGAGTCTTTGATGGCACCTAAAAACAGGCTTCGGCCGTCCGATGTGATCTACATCCTTCAATGTGAGGAGAGTGATGGGGTTGTGGCTCAGCGCTTGGGGGTTAGTCGCCAGGCGGTTAACCATGTGCGCTCGGGTAAGTCCTACCGCAGGGTGGCTCCGCAGTTGCCGAGACGTGAGTGTGGTCACTATTCCGTCGACGGGGCGGTGTGCACAGACTGCAATTTCTGGGCAGGCTATGGGTGCTCGCTGGGCTTTCCAGAGGCGATGAAAGACCTGCGTTTTGCACAGGAGTGTTCGATGCGGCTTGTGATGTCGGAGGAGGCACATGACTGAGTTGCCTCCCGTTGAAACGGAGTCGTTAGAAGACGGCTGCGTTCGAGTGAAAGTTGGGGATCAGACGGGTGTGGTGAGTAGCTGGCACCTCGTAGAACCCAAAGCAAATCAACTGATGACCGCTTGGCTGAAGGAGAGAGCCCAATGCTCATGAACGATGTCTGGATCAAGTCGAGGGGACTGTCCGGGATGATCGAGCCGTTTGTGCCGGCGTTGGTGCGGACGACGAGTGGCGGCTCGGTGATCAGTTACGGCACAAGCTCGTATGGGTATGACCTGCGGCTGTCGCCTAAGCAGTTCTTGGTGTTTCGGCATGTGCCGGGAACGATCATGGACCCCAAATGCTTCAACGAGGACAACCTCGAGGAGGTTGAGTTGCGGCGGGATCAGCGAGGGGAGTTCTTCATCCTGCCGGCGCATTCGTATGGCCTTGGGGTGGCGATGGAGCGGCTGAATATGCCGTCGAACGTCACGGGGGTGGCGGTAGGTAAAAGCACTTACGCGAGGATGGGGATCATCGTTAACACCACGCCGGCGGAGGCGGGGTGGCAGGGGTATCTGACGCTGGAGTTCAGCAACAGCTCGGGGGCGGACTGCAGGTTGTACGCCAACGAGGGGATTTGTCAGTTGCTGTTCCTCGAGGGGGATCCGTGCGAGGTGTGCTACTCGACGCGGTCGGGGAAGTACCAGGGGCAACCTGAACGCGTCGTGACGGCTAGGGTGTGAGGCGGATGGTGCGGTCTGCTCTGGATGCGCGGGTGCTCAGGCAATGCGCGGACATCTACTGGCAACGAGCGTTCAATGAGCTGACGCTCGATGACCCGAGGCGCATGGGGGCTGTGGCCTTTTTTGTGCTGAAGGTTGTCCTGCCAATCCTTTCCAACTCTTCCGATTTCGAGGTCATGAAGAACCCGTGTGATCCCGTCGAACAGCAGCAGCGGCAGGACTTCCTGGATTGGTTGTACGACTGCAGCAAGCGGTATGAAGAGGGGAATCACAGCTATACCGGGCTGTTTCAGGAGTACCTGCGGGCAGAAGCGGCGCGGTTGAATGAGGAGCCGGCGGTATGAGCGGCACCGATCTAAACAGCACCCTCAAGCATCGGGGGGAGCGCTACGGCGACTTCGTTGGACATGCGACGGTGACGATGCGTTTGAAACGTGTCGTGGGTGATGAGTTGGCTATTCGGGGCAAGACGCTCGCTGATGACCAACAGGAGGCGCTCGACATGGTTTTCCACAAAATCGGGCGAATCATTAACGGCGACGCGGACTACGACGACAGCTGGCATGACATCGCTGGGTACGCGCAGCTGGTGGCTGAGCGCCTTCGGCGTGATACCGCGTCCCAGCGAGCTGAATAGGATGAACCTACGTGACGGCGTCGGGTCGGATGGACGAGGGCAGCGTGTTGCGGTCGGTGGTGATGCGGCGGCTGCAGATGGCCATGTCCATGGCGACGGCTGGGGAGCTCGACAGGGCGGCCAGGTTCCTCGAGTTTGCGAGGCAGGTCAGGTACGGGAAGAAGCGGCAGCGCCAGGGGTGGCGGGGACGGCGACAAAAGGACTAGCAGTCGCTGATATGCAATATCTGCATTTAGGTGGCCGATCTAATCGGGGAGGTGTATCGTCTACGCCACCTCTTGGACCTAAAGAAAATCGGAAGGTCATGGATGAGGGATACGAGCTGCTAATTGAGCTTGCGAACCGATATCTCAAAAACGAAGGACCACCTGCTCAACCTCCTGCTTGGTTACAACCACCCGCTCCACAAAGCGGTGATATAGCTCTGTCAACTCCTCGTAGGAGGCGTGTTCGTAGAGGCGCGGATCGCGTAGTGCTACCAGGAGCTCGGCCGGGACAGAGGGTACTTGCGATAAAGACTGCAGGCGTTGCTGTTTAGCCGCGATGGCGTCTTCAAGGTCGGGATCGCCGAGGGCTTGGAGAGTGGCGATGGAGGCGCGGAGCTCGGCTACCTCCGGGCTGTCCTGGATTGGGGCGTTGGTTGCGAGGGAGTCGGCGTGCGCAGCGAGGGTATGGGCGATCGCGCCGGCGATGAGGGATTCGTGGGTGCTCTTGTACTGCTGCTCGCAGCCGCGGGTTCGGCACATTACCGAGGGGATCGTGCGGGAGCCGGCGTAGCTCATGGCTTTGCCGCAGCTGCCGCAACGGCAGAGGCTGGTTAAGAGCCGCTGCTTGCTTTTACTGTGTCGTCCCCACATACGTCGGTTGGCATCAAGTTGGCGCTCGATAGCCGCGAATTCTGTGTGAGATATAAGGGCAGCGTGGGTATTCCAGGCAATATCTACAAACACGTGGTTCTTCTGTTGGCCATAGCCGAGGCCACCGCGAAGTACGGGGTTCAATAGCCAAGCTTTGACGGCACGGCAGCTGTGGAGCGGGATGTCGCCCCGTCCTTCTGATGCCCAAACGTCGAGGGCGGTGTTCATGCGCCAGTCCCGCGCTGCCAAAATGCGCAGAAATCGCTGCGCGCGCTCCCACTCGACGGGGTGGGGTTCGAGGGCGGTGCGGTCGTCGTTGATCCGGTAGCCCCAGGGGGCTTTGCCGCGGCAGGGCATTCGGCGCTTGCGGCGCTCGGCGAGGCCGGAGCGGATGCGCTGGGAGAGCATTCGGCTCTCCATCTCGGCCATGGTCGTCATGATCCGGCTCATGACGAAGCCGGTGGGGGTGACGCTCTCGATGGTGCCGCCGTCGAGGGCGGTGATGATGACGCCCTTGCGCGCGGCGAAGGCGATGGCGGCGTCGGTGTCGGCGGCGTCACGACCAAGGCGGTCAACTCGAGTGATGACGACCTCACGGGCACGGCCGGTCGCGATCAGCTCGAGGAGCTGCTGGTAGCCATCGCGGTCAGTGGCGCGCCCGGACTGGATGTCCTGCAAGACCAGATCGACGCCGGCAGCTTCGATGCGGGCGCGCTGGTTTTCGAGTGCGGCGAGCTGTTCTCCGCTGGCGGTGGACACGCGCACGTAGCCAACGCGCTGCTGCCTCGCGGGTTGCGACACAGAAGACTCCCCAAATTTGCGACGAGGGGCTTGCAGTCCCTGTATTGACCTGATTATCTAGCCAGGTAACTGCACACACCCTGCAATGCAGCGGAATTGCTTCAGGATCACGGCCATCGTCGAAGAGCTGGTTGAGGTCACCGAGGACCTCCTCTCGGCGATCCATCACTACGGGGACAACGTCCAGGACAACGAGGTGACAAGGACCATGGCGACGGCTTGGCTGAACAGCCTCAAAGCACTGAGGGACCTTGTGCGGGGCGCGATAGCGCGTCACCAGAATGGGTAAGACGTGACTGCGTTGGGTCTGATGATCGAGGACGTGCAGTTTGACGACCAGAAGTGGCTGCAGTTCTGGTCGAATTACAAAGGTCTGGATCATCAGACCCGCGCGGTCGTCGAGTTGGGCAAGCACATTCGGAGCGCCGATCCGTGCTTGCTCACCGACAGCGCCGAGTGGGTGGGGCTATGGCGGGCCGTCAAAGACATCCCCAATACCTGGGATGGGATTGAGCAGGCCGCCAAAAAGCACGGAGCCCGTTTCCCTGAGTTAGTCGCGGCCCAGTATTGGCTCGAATCAGGGGGCGGCAGATACATGAGCGGCGCCAACAACCCGTTTGGTTTGAAGGGGCCGGGAACGGCGAAGAAGACCGAGGAGGTCGTGAACGGAAAGACCGTCACCATCTCGGACACGTTCGTTGATTTTGAGTCGTTGGATGCTGCGGTGCAGTATCTGGTGACGCGTTGGTATTTGGATTGGAAGGGGCATACAGGTGTTAACCGTGCCGCCAATCGCGACGAGGCTGCGAGGGAACTGCAGAGGCAGGGGTATGCGACGCAGCCCGCATACAGCGATCGCTTGATTGCACTGATGGCACAACACAGGCCCGTTCCGCCTTCAAGTGGCAGGAAGGTGTTGGCGGTGCGGTATCAGTCTCAACTCGATAATGCGAGTGGAAAGGGTTATCGCGAGTGCTTCAGCAGCTCGTGCGCGATGTTGGCGATGTTCTACAAGAAGGTTGTGAGTGATGACGCCTACAACGTGGTTCGCGCCAAGTACGGGGATACAACCAGTGCGCAGGCACAGTTGGCGGCGTTGAGGTCGCTAGGGCTGCGGGCTGATTTCAGGACCGATGGAACGGTGGCGGCGCTGCGGCGGGAGATCGACGAGGGGCGGCCTGTCGCGGTGGGTTGGTTGCATAAGGGTCCGGTGTCCGCGCCGAGTGGGGATGGGCACTGGTCGGTGATCGTTGGGGTGGATGAGAACGGGAACTGGATCCACAACGACCCCAACGGGGAGGCGTCACTTGTGGGTGGTGGGTACACGACCAATCGCAATGGGGCCGGTATCGTCTACAGCCGTAAGAATTGGGAACCGAGGTGGCGGCCAGGCGGTAGTGGGGGCTGGTACTTGACCTGTCGTCTCTAGGTGTCCAGGTTCCGGCGTCCGCGACGTCCCTCGTTGGTGGCACTGACCTGAGAGGGGGAGTCGGTGATAAAGGCCCACATCGTTGAGGCGGCGCCGCCTGCGACGGTGAAGGCTTGGGTCCACTGGTTGCCGCACTGGCCGGGGCGGCGGATTTCGCAGGAGGCGACGTTGGCGCTGGCCATGACGAGCATGTAGCCGTAGCAGCCGACGAGGAGGCGGAGGACGAGGTTGACAACGAGGGGGTTCATGAGCCGTGCGCTTCGAGTTTGGCGACGCGCTGCTCGATGAGGTTTAAGCGCGTGTAGGTCTCGCGGCGGTCGGCTTTGATGTCGACGTGCAGCGTTTCGAGGCGGGTGGCGACGTTGTCGACCGCGGCAGTTAGTCGGATAACAGCGTCGCGGCCTTCGCGAGATCTATTGGTCATCGAGCCGATACCCATGGCGCCGATGGTGATAGCTCCGCCGATTGCGGCTGCGATGACCTCGATCACGACCGACAAAAGGCTCTTCCAATTCTATGTTTTTGGCGCTCCTGCCATTACAGCGGCGTTGAGGTTTTCGGCGGCCTCAGCGGCGAGCCAGCGGGAGATCTCGCGTTGTTGGCACCACAGGTGGTTGAGCAGTTCGGCGTGAGCGAGCAGGCTCTGCCAGTCCTCGTCTTCGTAGAGCTCGAGGAGGGTGCGCTGAACGGATTCGCGACGGAGTTCCGCCTCAGGTGAGATCTCGAAGGGACGCATGGCATCGCCGCGACGTATCCACACGCTACACAACGTGGTTACGTTGGTTTCTAGCGGCCCTGTCCTCTGTAGCGCTTGCCCCGGCCGTTGCGGCTTGTGGCGGACAGCGAGGTACGTAGCGAGCGGCCCTGGCGGGTTTTCTTGGGGGCGCCGGCTTGGTGCTCAACGCGCGCAGTGCCGACCTTTGACTTAACGGCCATGGTTAGAGGCGTTCTCAGATGACATTAGGTGCTCCATTGCGAGGGGATAGGGCTACATCCCTGAGTCGTACTTGCTACTATTTGCGCCTAGACCTTTTTTGAGGGATCTAGGCGGTCCAGTAGCAGCCGGCTGCGGGAAAAAAGGCGGGCACCGCGTGAGGACCCGCCACCGGCCAACCCATCTGCCAGCGTCGGTTGGGGCTTTGTGGTGTAAGGAACCCAGACGGGAATCGAACCCGCATCGCCACCGCAGCGGCGGTGGCCGTCCTATCCATTGGCCCGGACTGGGTGGATGGCCCAAGCGTGAAACGCCTCAAGGACGCACAGGGGCTTGGGCTCTATCAGCTTGACGCTAGGCAGCTGCAGGTGCTGCACTCCAAGGCAACCCTTGGGCGACTTTGGGCGCACGCTGATCCTCGATTTGCTGCGAGAGGGCCTGGTGGATCTCTGTCACCTTCTCCTCGCCAAACTTGGCCTGCACCCAGCTCACCACCTCTGCCTCGGTGACATCGGCGAAGGGGATCATGTTGTCTGGGTCAGCGGGGTCGAGGCCGAGGCTGCCGTAGGCCGAGCTGGCGTACACCTGATCTTCACTGCGAGCGGCCACGGTGTAATGCACCGTCTGGATCTCGCCGGTGGCAGCGAGTCTTTCTAGTTGGGCAATCGCCCAGGTGTAGGTGTCGGCCATGGGTGTAGTGGCTGTGGCTTAAGACTAAGGGTGGCGCAACCTGTTGAGTAGGCCGGTTGCCCGCCTTAGTGAAGGTGACTACTGGGCTTCAAGCTCATCAGCGATTGCGAGGAGTTTCTTGCGACAAGCCTGACGGGCATCGCGCTCAAACATCCAGCGCTGATCACCCCCGCAAAGCGGCTCATCCGGCACCACTTGATCCGCAGCAGCTCGCAGGGCGGCGGCCAGTGCTTCGGGACTTATTTCGTAAGGATCTGCTGTCCAGTGACTGATGTAGGCGTCAAACACTGAACGCGCACCGGGTGAAAGTTCAGGCATAAAAGTGGAAGCGACTACTCGTTGTCGGAGAGTTGTTCAAGGGCGCGGCGGATGGTGTCTGCACCAAGTTGAGTAGAGCTGTTATTGAGAATGTGAGCTAACGCCTCTAACGCCAGCTCCTTCAAGCTCGGCGGCTTGGAGCGGCGGGCGGCGCGGAGTGCATTGATGTAGTTGGTCGGCGTCTCGTCCGCCATCCATTCACAGCACGCCTTCAGCTCCTGATCTGCGCCCCATTGGGCGGCGCGGGTGGCGATGCGGCTGATCACATTTGGGCCGCCTTCGTCAGTATCAATCCACTCGCCAATCAGCTCATCTGACGGGGTGATGGGATGTTGTTGTGTCATGGGTGATTAGTGGTAATGACTAGCCGATTTTGATTTCGCCATCGGACATTTGAATCTTGGCGTCGCCAGTCATCTTGATGCTGCCACCTTCTTTGGTGGTGATGGTGACGCCTTCAACCAGTTCGGCGGCGTGCTTGACCAGCTCTGTCACGTCTTCGTCGTTGTCCTTGGCGCGGATCTCAAGCTTCGTGGCAGGAGTCCGAGTCTTCCATTCTTTGTTCCCGTCAACGCGGGCGTACTCTTCGCCGCCTGAACGGAAGACAAGATCGTTGTCGTAATCTTCTTGGGTCATGGTTTCTAGGGAACTGTGGCCAGGGGCAGGAGGTGCAAACTCGCTGCCCCACCACTATAGATGTGCCCCGCCGAAGCGGTGACTACTCACCGAGCAAGTACCGAGCAAGTAGAGAGTAGGTCTACTAACTCCAGGCAGCATTAGCAATCGCCACTACCTTCGGGTCTTCACCGCTCAAGTCATCACCAGGCTGCAGCACATGGCGGTGATACGAGGAAGACAGCACTTCGCCATCTTCCAGCACTCGGACAGCAGAACGCACTTGAATGGCGTTGCTTTCCAGCACTTCGATTTTGTCAACAACGGTTTCTTTAGTGAGAGCCATTAGGAACGTCCTCCAGACGTAACGGGTTTAGGTTCGTAGTTTTGAGCCATTGCGGGCTGAGGATTAAGAAACGAAATAGGACAAAGTACCCAGCATGTAGTTGTTGTTGGCACCTGTTCCTAAATCAGTCGTGTCGAAAGCCGTGGACACTCCGTTAGAAGTTGCTCTGTAATACAGCTCGCATGTTGTGCTGTTATCAATTACAACAGCAGAAGTCGGATTGTCGCCACCGAAAGTTGAGGAATAGTTGAGGCTTCCTCCACCGGCATCAAAACCGGCAGTTGAAGCTGAAGTGAATGGCAAACCTTGCAAAGTAATGGGTCCTGATGCAGTTCCAACTGTTAAAGCATCTGTTCTAATAGCAAAACTACAAGTTACAAGATTACCAACTTTTGTATATTTGCCATATCTAATGGGGTCATAAGTGATAGCGCTAAAAGCTCCAGTGTTTGGTACATAAACAGGTGTCCAAGTCCCCTCCTCATAATCATCCAGCTCATTAGCCGTCGCTGTGTCACCGTTGAACGTGATGCCGGCACCAGCAAGACGTACTTGGCCGGTCGATGTAATCCTCATCCGCTCCGTCGGGCTGCTCGCTCCGTCGGCGGTGGTAGCGAATGCGAGGCGCCCAGGGTAGTCACCCGATCCGGCGGTTGCATCAGCGCGACAGGCAATGTTTGCGAAGGTATTGCCTGCATTATCTCCAAAGTTGATGTATCCAAGTTCTTCCTCAGCGGTAATTGCTGTTGCTGCTTCGCCTCGCTGAAGAGAAATGTATCCTCCTCCTGTTGCACCACCTGCATAGCCTTGGACAACAAGAAGTCCGTACTGACCGTTTCCTGCGCTAGGACTAGAAGACGTGCCAACTAAAAAACGACCTGACGTATCCCACCTGCCTACTTCGCTTCCTCCTAATCCTCTAAACAGTAAAGGTGACCCTTGAAGACTTAATTGGACTGTTGCGTTGTTTGCATCGTTGATTGCTGAAATTCTCTGGTCTCCACTGCCACCGGTTGTAAAATGAATGTTTTCATTTGTGC